CCCGTCCCATCTGCTTTCCCTTGACCCAATCCTGCAAGAGATTGGCGATGCCGGAAAAGTCCTGCACGGGCGGCGCGTAGTTTGCCGTCGTCGGCGCATTGACGACTGGTGAATCCCAGCTCGCCATCAGACAAAGGCCATAAGGCTAGTGGCGAGGCCAGCACCGGCCTTCAGCGCGCCGAACTGATTGGCCGCGGCCTGATTGTTGGCCAGATCGGCGTTTGCCTGGGCATTGCCTTGACTAGTGTTCGCACCGTAATCGAGGCTCGCCTGCTGGCCTGCAGTACCACTCTGCGTTTGCGCCAAGCCTGAATAAAGGGAGCCCTGCCCCTGTGCGCTTTGCGTCGAGAACGGAAGGTACTGCTGGAGGGCTTGAAGATAGGGCTGATAAGCGTTGGTGGTCGCCGTGTTCTGCCCGAGGTTCTGCAAGGCAACGTCGGTGGCTCCACTTGCAAGCTGGCCAGTGGCCGCCTGATTGCGGAGCACGTTTTGCGAACCCGTATCCAGAGCGAACTGAAAGCCGGGCGTGTTTTGGAGTTGCTGGGTCGCAGAGGCGTTGCCGCTAGCCCCTCCCAAGCCCAACAGGTCACCCAGAGCCTTCGTGCCCTGATTTGCCGTCGCTGTATTCGCGATGAACGGCTGAAGGCCAGCCGTATAAGAATTGGTGGCGTTCGTCAGGCCGGTGCTTAGGTCGCCGGTAGCTTGCGTTTGCCCAGCCTTGATGCTGGCAATCTGCGCGTTCGCCGCGTCCTGCGCGTTGTCGTTGTTAAATAAGTCCAATATGCTGGCCATGCTGGAACATAGCGGCCAACTGGTTTACCAATTTTCGGGCTAGTTAAGCGCCGCTTTCATGGCCAGTTTCACGATCTGATCCACGAAACCCTTTTCGATCGCTCCCGAGCTTTTCCCTGCCAGATGGGCTTTACCATAGAGCCATGCGAGGGTGTACGTCACAGGAGCGGGATCGTTCATGTTGCGGGCTTCAGCGACGGCCTGACGGGCGTAATCTTCGCCTTGGGCGTAGTCCTTTGCATGGTCGCCGCTTGGTTCTACGGACCATCCATCCCATTGTTCGCCGTCATTCTCGGGCGGCTTGACGAACGGCAGAATCCTAGTGGGTTGGTTGACCATGCCGCAGCATACGCCAGTTGGACAATAGTTTGAAGGTCACGGCAGCGTCAGGTCCACATAATGGCACCACGCGTAGAAAGGAATCGTCGGCTTTCTGTCCACGCCAAGGATCGGCGTTTCCTTCGGCAGAGATTGCGGGTTAGTCGCGAGCGGCCGGATAGACCGATCAGCCCACAACAGCCACTTCAGGAACGGTATCGTCGGCCGCCGCGCTATCACGATGGCGACGGGCGGCAATGGCTCGCGAGCTCCAACGCCGTGCGGAGCCGTTGCCTCGTCAATGCCTTGAAGCCAAGCATTAAACTCTATGGTCGGAGAATTTTGCGTATCGACAATGACGCTACCGAATGTCGGTAATGCTGGGCGGCTCATCTTATTTTTGCCGCAGCCGTTGCAGTGCCCACTTCAGTGTCTCGTAATTGGTCGCCCCATAGCGTGGGTAGTAAGGATCAATGCTCCAGCGCTCCTGATCATAGCTATCGCGTATTGCCTGCCATGATGTCATGGCGATAAACAAACCCAGCAAAAATAAGCCAGCGCCCATCAGTAAGCCCTCGCGTCAGCCGCCTGCTTTGCCTTGACGAAGGACGCATAGACGGGATCGGACGCGCTCATGCGCCAGCGGCGCCCACGCGGTCCCGCCGTCCCGGCACTCAGGACGGTGACGCGCTGGGCGCCATTGCCTTGGGCTCCAAGAGTCCTCAGCACCGGGTTTGACCAGGTAGTGCCGCCATCATCCGACCAACTGATCTGCACTTGGGGATTTTGCTGGTTCGGCGTGCCAGAGGCGATGCCTACCCCCGTTACCCAATCGAAGTCGGCGCGGCCAACCCGTTGTCTGTTCGGGAAGTTCTGCACTTCTCCACTTTCCATTCGCATGCGGATGGTCTGGCCGAACTCCTGTTGGTTCGTCGCGTCGATATAGCCGAGGTTACCGCTCAACGTGTCGCCCATCACCCATTTGCCGAACGCGAATGTTCCGCCCACCCCGCGCCAAGCAGAGAATGGAGCAGTCGTGTTATTCGTGGCTTGGAAACTCTGTCGCTCGTTCCACTTCTCGGTGTTGGTGTTGAACTCCCAAGTGAAAGTTGGTGACGAAATGAACCACACCGAGCGCCCGCGATCGACATAGCAACCTGCAATAAGCGTCGTCTTGTCGCTTACTGACGCAATGGCGCGGTCCTGGTCTGGACCTGACACTTTCTGAAGCCCAAAGCTGGTCGCGTCCGTAAAGCGATAAACCCCGCCATCATCGGCAACCCACATCAATTGGCCAAAGCCGTCCTGATGGCCTGCGATGGCGTTGGCCGATATCAGCCCGCGGTCGATCACCTGAAGCCGGGAGTATGGAAAGGCCGGAGAGGCGTTCGCCGTGTCGTTCCAAGCCTCACAGCTCGAGGTCTTGAAGAACAGCATCACGCCCTTGTAGGCGATTCCACGTATCAGTGAATCCGAGGCCCGAGACTGGATCGTGACAAAGCAAAGCGCGTTCACGCTGGTAGCGTTGATGCCGGTCGCGAATGCCCGCCCATCTCCAATGGTGAAGAAAAAATAGCCGTCCTGAAACGCGACCGAGTTTGGAACCGGCAGATTAGCGTCAGGCCATGAGATCGGCGCAGCCCCAGCGGTCGAAACAAATGCGCCGTTCTCTGTGACAATGGCCACATTCGGATTGGTTGCGAGGTTGTTCCGCGCCATCGTGACCGGCAGCGTGCCAGCAAGTGAACCAAGCACCACTTCATTGCCGGATGCATCGTAGGTGATCAGTTCACCACTCTTGGCGACATAGATGAGGTTCTTGACGAGGAGCGCCCCCCGGTAGCCCGTAAACGTGCTTGCAGCGAACTGTGTAAGGCCCGCTGATCGCCTCCAGCGCGGCCCCAGCTTCTCCCCCATCGGCTCGGCATAGCAATTGACGAGCCTCCCTGCGCTCTCCTGAGCGTTCTCTCCTGGAGAGGAAGACAGTGGCCAAGGGATGTCTACTTCGGCGCCCATCAGAACTGCGGCGCGCGCAGGATTTCACCCGTGGGCCTTCCCCGGTTCATGACACGAAATTGCAGGAGCGCGAGCTGGTAGTCCTTATCCACTTCGGCCGCGGAATCGCCGATCAGGCCGAACTTGGACTTGCAATGGAAGGCGACACAGGCCGCGAACGGAATGAAATATTCGTCCGGGATATTGTTGAGGTCGGGGATATAGACGATCTCTGAGGCACCCAATAGGGCCACAATGGACGGAAGCTTTTCCGACACGCGATTAAGGTCCTCGGTCTCGGCAGTCTGGCCAGCAGCCAGCACACCGAGGTTTTCAAGAACCTCTTGCAGAAGATCGGCTTCCGTCCGGAATCCCAAGGCTCATTACTCGTTGACGGCGGACTGTGCGAGCGCTTCCTGTTCCTTCAGGATGCTGTACCGCGACTTGTAGATGGTCTGGATGTACTCAACGTCATCCTCGCCGCAGCCGCACTGGATGCGGAGGTCTTCCTCATCACGCCAGCGCCGCGCCATCTCCTTCGTCGAGTGCGAGGTCCGCACCCAGCCGACCGCATAGCCGCGGTACTGCTCGGAAGTATCAGGAATGCTCGGCGTCGCCTTGGCCTGATCGAAGCCTTCGACCTTGAACCAGGGGTTGTTCTTCGCCGCTTCGATCATTTCGACGGCCGAAAGCCCGTTCTTGATATCCTGCGGCTTCACCGGTTTGTTGGCGTGGAAGCGGTGCCGATTCCAGAGCGTGGAGTGCGGGTCGCCATCATGGATCGGTGTGTAGGTGATGGTCGGAAGCTCTTTCTTCTCGGCCTTGGTGGGCTTCTCTAGCGTAGCGGCGGCGGTCATGGCTTCTCCGTTGTGTTCAAAGATAACGGGCGCGGGCCGTAGCCCACGCCCGACGCGAGACTTACTGATCGTCGTCCGCGATGTAATCGATCAGGAGCGTCACTTTGCCGGCCGTTGCCGCAGTGCCCGTCTGCGTATAGCGGACGTACAGGTCAAAGCCGCCCTGCGATCCGGTTGCGGTGCCAGAGGTCACGACAAGGCCAAGGCCTGCCGCGCTGCTCATGTTCTGGTTGCCTGTGGTCGCAGCAACGCAGTTGGTGCCAGCGGTGGTGCCAGAGGCGAGGAAATCGCCACCGGTCGCCGTTGAGCCGATGGTGAGGTTGTTGGTGGTGCCGGCATTGAACGCCGTGGTCACATAGCAGCGGATGCCAGTGATGTAAGCGTTCGCCGGGATGGCGCCGATCTTGACGCCGGCACCGATATTGGCGTCGTTGAAGTTCACTACCTTGCGGAAGTGAACCGAGGTCTGGATTTGCAGCACGCGCGGCGAGAAGCTGGGCGGACTCGTCAGAGCCAACACAGGCACGGTGAACACGAAGGCGGTCAGTGCGACCGACAGCGCGCCAAGGATACGGGAACGAAGGGTTTTCATGGTCTCAAGTCCTGAATTGTTGGGCCAAGGGAGATGCCGGAAGCCTCATGCCTCCGGCGTCAGGTTTCCTTAGGTGTCGCTCGCCGACGCGACGAACGCGGTGAAGATTCCCCACTCCTTCAGATTTCCAGCGAGGTTCTTCTTGGCGATCTTGGCGAGGCCGTAGGCCATCTTGATGCCGGCGCCGCGGAAGAACTGATAGTCGTCTTCCTTGAGGAACGTCGGAGTCGGCGCGCGGCCCCAGCAATGAGCCATCGCGGACTGCCCGCAGATGAACACCGGAGCAACCTGCCCCGCCGAACCGCCGGCCGTGGTGTAGAAGGTCGGCAGACGGATATCCATCTCGGGGATTTCCCGGATGATCATGCCGCTGTAGATCAGATCGCCGTCCTGGAAGAGCGGGTTCTTGTCCATTCCGTTGCCTTCACGGGCGCGAGCCTGGGTGTTGGCATTGATGATGGTGGTGTCCAGCTGAAGATCGCGGAAGGCATTCGACCCTGCGAACACCATGAAGTATTCGCGGTTGGTGTTCTTCACCATGTAGGGGCGAATGCGCGGATTGGCCTTCTTCGCCAGCCGCTTCGCCTTCAGGAGTGTCGCTGCGGAGAGCGTCATGCCGGAGGTGATGTTGGCCATCGAGGAGGCGAAGTTGCCCGCCACGAGGTTGCCGGTTGCGCCGCCGATCAGAACGCGGTCAGCGTTGTCCGTGATCCACGTATTGCGTTGGGCAGCGGTCGCCGCATCGAACAGGATGCCGTTGACACGCTGGCCACCAGCCGAACCGAGGCCCGCAGGCGCCGCTTCAGCGGGGAGCGCATAGAAGGCATCGATGATCTCGTCACGGATGAGCTCCTTGCCCCAGTCTTCAAGCAGGGGCTTGGCTTCCGCGAAGATGTCGATGGACGACTTCTGCTCTTCCGCGTTGTTGATCTTGATGGCGTTGCGGCCCCAATCGATGTACGCGCGGAAGCCGTAGTTATCGATGGTCTCTTCGTTGCCGACCAGGATGCCGGAACCGACAGGCTGGTTCTTCAGGCGAGCCACGAGCGGCACGTTGATCTGCTCGCCGCCCTTCTTGAGGTCGTTGACGACGCGGATGATCGCGTTCGCCGATGCGCTCATGTAGGGCCCGAAGAGATTTGCGCGGATGTATTCCCGCGTGATCTCTCGACGGAACTGAATGAGTTTATTGTTGACTTGAACGGTAGTTGAGGCCACGTCCGTAGCTCCTTAATGACGCAGGCGGCGCTTAACCGGCCTGACGATCTGCCCAGACGCTCTCGAAAATCCCTTCTTCGCTGCCATCGAAGTCTGCCGGATTGACACGCTGCGCCGACTGACTTCCCGAGGCATCGCCGAGCGACTTCGGAAAGCGCGTTACGTTGCGTGGACGGCCATTGTCGGCTTGCGCCGCTTCGGACTTGAGATCGGCGAGCAACTGCTTGCGGAACTCGGGGTCCTTCATCAGAGCTTCGCGCGTTTCGGTTCGTATCTGCTCCGCGAACTTGTCCGGATCGCTGCCGACGCGCTGCAAGGTGGTCTGCTGCTTGTGCCAGTTCATCAGGGCGCGGCCGGGGTTCGGCGCGTTGACGATTCGGGCGACTTCAGCGCGGGTCATCGGGTCGTCACGACTGACTTGCCGCATTACCTGCTTCGTGACGGGGTTGATGCCGGTCAGGTTCTCGTAGGCTTTGACGAACTCTTCCCCGTGGGCCTCGTGAGCGTCCGCCATTGACGATTCAACGAAGTTCTGGCGATAGACATCCTGGGCTTGAGAAACGGCTTCGGACTTGGCCTTCTGAAGCACCCATGCCTCGTACCCTTCCGGGTCGGTGAACATGTCTGGCTTCTGGGCCGGCTTTTCTGGCGTCTGCTGTTGGACCTGTGGCTGCGGTTGGGGCTGGGCAAGCCGCGCCATCATCTCGTCAAAGCGCCGGTTGATGGCCGCGATCTCGGTCTTGTACCGATCCTCGTTGGCCTTCTCGCGCTCTTCGACTTCGCGCCGCTTGTTTGCCTCTCCCGTCAGGCGGGAACGCGGGACCATATGCCCCTTGTCATCGCCTTTGCCTTCGGCCTTCTCTGGCTTCTCGGAGGTGAAGCGGCCCTTGTCGTCTCGGGCTGTCTCTTCCTCTTTCTCGCCGTCAGTTTCGCCTTTGTCCTCGTCGTTTTTCTCGCCCGCGTCGGCCTTCGTCTCGGATTCCTCACCCGAGTCATCGGCTTCAGCGCCAAGATCGTCTTCCATTTCCTCTGCGGAGCGGTCGCCGTCGCCATCGGATTCGCCATCTGCGGGCGTATCGAATGCGTCTCGGAAGAGCTCGTTATCGGTGTTGGCGACGGCCTCGGTTAGAAGTCTGTCTTCCAGCGGAGAAATTTCGCGTTGGCTCATAAAATGGTCGTCCCTTCAGTGCCAGCGGTATCGTCGTGGCCACGTTCCGCCAGATATCGCTCTGGCTAGGCTGAGGAACGAAAGGAAAGCCGCCCCTGAGTGCTTGGCCGCATATCGTTGCGGGCCTCACTGCGGAGCAGAATTGATTGAAAGCGATTAACTGATTTACGGAACGCGCCTTCAGCGCATCAGGTGCTCGGCGTAACCGCCTTGCGGTACGGTGCCGGGATGCACCGGAGGCACGGCCTGCGGTCCCGGCGAGGTCGGCGGCAACTGCCCACCGTGCAGCCCCTTGGCGAAAGCGAGCGGCAATTGCAGTTGATCGGCCTGCGGCGTGACTTGCGGCGCGTTCTGCACGGGGCCAGTCGGGGCCTGCGGCTGCTGGATGTACGGCCGGTCCTGTTGGTCTTTCTGGAACTGCTGGACGCCCATCTGCTCGGCTTCTTGCGCGCTTACACCGGCCCGAGCGGCGTTGTAGGCCGCCTGCGTAATGCGCTGAATCGAGCCTGCGTTCTTCTCCGCAATCTCCGCGTCGATACGCTCCACATATTTGAGCTTGCCAGCCTGTTCGATCGGGTCCGGAGGCGTCTGAAGCATCTGCATGTACTTCTGTTTTTCACGATACGGGATCGGCAGAAGGTTCACGATCATCGCCGGTGGGAACTGCACGCCAGATTGCTGCGCGGCCATGATGATATCGAGCGTATCGGCCTGCATGTTGATGGCGTCGGGACCCTCATCAAGTATGATGTCCACGTTGATGGCGCCGAGATAGTTCACAAGCTGCGGCCTGCCCCACTGATCAAGGTCAAGCCCGTTCAACTGGATGAATTGCGCCAACTGCTGGTCATCGGTCACGCGAATCCACCGCTCCGCGGTCCAGTAGCGCTGCGCGCAATTCCAAACAGCTTGGTAAATGCGAAGCTTCCAACCTCTTAACGCAAGTATGAACGGGCCAAGCTCTGCCGTGCCAGCTTGCTGCATCAGGTTGACGGCGCGGCCGGAAACATTCTTCGGCACTTGCTCCGACCCCGGCATCACTGGCGTTGCAGGTGCCGATTGATCTATCTCGGCTTTTGCTTCCTGAAGGAAGGCCATTTGGCCAGCGAGGTCGCCAGTCTTGTCGTCCGGTTTGATATCAAGGCCGGGGTTTTTCTCGATATAGCCGTCCGGCCGCGCCCATTGAGCGCGCGCCTTCTCCACATCGTCAACTGCGCCTTTGTCGGCGATCAGGCGGTTGCTGTTGGTTGTGAACAGGGCCTTAGAGCGGCGATGGTTGATCTCGTCCTGCGGCCCCTTCAGGTTACGGAAATAGCCGTAGCGGTCCCCGTCGTGATCGACCATGGCCGAAAACATGATGAAACGCGGAATCGTCTTGCCACGATCATCGAAGAACGGCGACACACCTTCATCAAGGATCACGTCCGCGATGTAGAAGCACCAATGCCACTGGTTACGGTGCTTGTACCAGTGCTCAACCAGGCGCACGCGGCGCTCGTTGGTCATGATCCAGCGATATTCGCGATCAGCGTAGGTCGTCAGTTCCGAGCCGGTATCGACCAGCGAGCGGATGGTGTCTTCAAGGTCCGGAAATAGTTCGATGCAGGCTTCTTCATCAACCCATTTGGCCTGACCGAGATAGCGAGCGTCGTGGAAGTCCGGCCGATACGAGCGCGGATCATAGAAAAAGTCGTCCCCATAGACGATCTCGAGCTTTACGTCCGGATCGCCCTTATCGCCCTCACGGAGCTTGAACCCCATTCCTGAAACGCCGTCGATGCAGGCATGACGGGCCACTTCCGAGCTCTCGGTCTTCCAATCATTGGAATCGAGAATGTAGCGGACAACTTGGGTGGCGACTTCGGCGCCCTGATCATTCCTCGGATTGCGCGGAAAGGCCTTCGGGTCCTGCCGTAACCGCTCGGTGAGGCCAACCGTGGCGTTGATCTTCTTGGAAATACGGTTGTAAGTGACCGGAAGCTGCCGGCGTGCGCGGAGAACGCGCAATTCTTCGGCGGACCATTGAGCATTATGGTAATATTGCCGAGCCTGTTGCTGCTCCGCAATCTCAGGCGTCTTCGACGTGAGATAGTCGAGATATTGCCGCTTCAGCCGCGTGACTGAAAGGTAATGGCCTTCCTCGCCATCATAGTTCGGCTGATTTGGCGCGTTCTCAGCTTGGCTTTGCTGAATTTGAGGCTGCATCACTCAATGATCCGCCTAGTGGCAGTGGCTTGAGCATTTGACGCGCCTGAGGCCGAGCCGGTGTAAACGACTTGGCCAGTTCGGACATTGATGACTTGGACTTGGCCGCCCCCAATTGGGCGCATTTGATACGGCGACGACTGCGCGTATTGCTGGGGCGCTTCAGATGGAGCCTGCGCAACATCGGAGGGCGCTGGCGAAACATACTGAGCGGCAATCTGGCTGTACTGCTCAGGCGAAATCAGGCCCTGCTTGGCCATCTGTCCCGCCCGCGTTAGTACGTCCTCCGCAGCCATGCCTCAGCCCGTCTGCCCCGGCAGGATGTTGAGCGGAGCGCCTGCGGGATTGGTCGAGCCCATGTTGCCGCCCATGCCGCCAAGCTCAGCGCTCTGCGATCCGTATTTCTGCATCAGTTGATTGTACTGATCCGATGAAATCTGGCCTTGGCTCATCAACTGCTTCGCCTTAGCGAGCAACGCGGATGCCGGATTCTGCTGCTGCTGCTGGCCCTGCGCGCCCTGAGCGGGTTGTTGCTGCTGGAAGACGTTGGGCGCGCCATAGTTCGTCGGCGACGGGACAGCCGTATAATCAGTTGTGCTCATCCGGTTACTCCTTATGCAGCCTTCCGGCTTTCTTCAGCAAGACGCGGAGCACCCCGCGCGAGTTTGAGAATGTTTCGGGCCGCGTTTACGTCGCGGTCATGGCTCGCCACAATACGAACAATCCCAAACTCTTATTCCAAGACCTGCGATACCTTTCGGCCTCTCCGGTGGCAGGCCGCCACAGCAAGAGCAGGCTTGGGTCGTAAACCTCTCGTCCACCTCTAGGAACCTGCCCGCTTTGTAGCGCAGCATGTTTCGAAAGGCGGACCATCCAGCATCGAGAACGGATTTTGCTGCTCTCGTTTGCGCTAGATTTTTTGCATTCACATTCCCAACCGCGATGAACGCGTATTCGCGGGCAAGATGTGTAGAAAGTTTGTGGTGAAAATCTCTGCGCGCGTTGGCTATCTTGATGTAGATCGCTTTGGCGCGACGCTTATTGGAGGCCCGTTGCGCTGTCGCCAACTGATCGGCCCATTTGGCTAGATGGCGAGGGTTTTCAATAATCTGTCCAGTCGATAGGGCGGCTAGAGACTTTAAGCCCAAATCGATGCCTATCTCGCCGCGCGCAGGTTGCGATTGGTCGCCAGCTTCGGCAAAGAGAATGACGTACCATCGTCCAAGGGCGTCTTCGGTGAAAGCACCACCCTTTGCCGTAGTTGGAACGGGTCTTCCACCTACCCAGAAGTAAAGTTTCTTGCCAAGATAGACGATACTATTGCCCTCAATTCGTCGACTTTGACTCTGAAACGGTATCCAGCCGCGAGCACGCTTGCCGCCAAAGCTAGCCCTAAAACTCGGACATTTTCGGTTCTTGTCGCGCGACTGTACAAACTGTCTGCAAACCTCTTGCACCGTCTGTTGGTGGATTCCGAGATCGGCGCCTACGCCCTTGCATTGTCGCGCGAAGTCAAATTTCGTCGGCCAAGGGCGCTTCGGTGCTCCGGCAAGATATCGATCTTGGATGTCTCGCTGTGCTGCAGAACACCAATTCCACACTTGGTTGACTGCATAGGCGTGTCGAGTCAGTGCCCGGCGCGCGTGCTTGTCCTTGATGCGATATTTGTAGGCCTTGAGCACATGCCCTCTTATGCGGCGGCGTCTGCGCGTGTGCGGGCGATGAGTTCTCGCAGCTTCCGCTTGTTTTCGCCGTCGATGAAATAACCAAGCCCCCATTTGCAGGAGACCTTCACACCGTACTTGCGAAGTCTTACCCGAAGTTTGCAGATGAATACGTCGATGATCTTGGGGTCCGGCTCCTTGTCCCAAGTGTTCGGCATGCCGGAATAAATCGCGAGCAACGCTCCTTCTCGCGTGATGATCTCACGCTTCAACAGCATCGTGAGCAGCGCGCTCATATTGCGGGGAATGCCGAACTCTGGCGGCAAATCCACCTTCATGCCGAGCTCCCGCTCGAGCAATTCGATCCGGTCAAGCAACGGCTCGCAGCCTGCAGGCCATTCCCGATCATCAGGAACGATTGAGGGCGAGATCATGCTTCGCCCCGTTCGGCGCGGACCAACTCAGCAACTTCGGCCTTCATCTCGGGCGTCATGCGATAGCCGATGCCGTGCAGACAAATGAAATCCAGCCCATGCGGGCGAATCTTGTGCCTGATCTTGTTGATGTAAACGTGCAGTATCTTCTCGCCCGGCCTCACTTTCTTGTCCTGGTACATCGCCTCGAAAATCTCCTCCCGGCGCGCCAAGTCGCGAGCCAAGATGACGCCAAATATCGCCCGCTCTTGCCGCGATAGCTTCAGACACGTCGGAATGTCCTGATTGAACCCCAGCACGGTCTCAAGCTGCGCCACGCGCTCTTTCAGCCGCTCGTTCTCTACCTGCAATTCGTGATCTTGGAGGGTCAATGCGGTGGCACCTGATAGTTTGCCGCCTTTGAATAGCGAGGCTCTTGCCCGCGGCTATGTGGCACCCACCGAATATAAATCAGATGGAACACGTTGATGACGCGCCAGCCGCGATTGCGATCAGCGGGAAGCCACAGCAAGCCGTGGCCGTGCTCGCCTCGGCAATAGGAGCATGAGCACGCGCGCGTGTGCCGCTCCACAAGAAGCCAACTCCCGCCGATCTGCGCCTCCAAGAGAGTCCGCGACGTTTTGTTTGGCCATCGGTCGCCAATGACGATGCGCCGATACCAGGGAGTGTTAGGTGTGAAGTTCATGTTGGCTCCTCCAGCAGATCGGTCCATCGCGACGGATAGACTTGAACCTCTGCCGTTCCTGGTAGGCCGGAGGCCCAATGATTTAGAGCCTCGGACCACCAGCCGACAATCCGGCCGTGCGCAACCTTTGCCTCCGGATTGCCTCCCGTTCCATCAGGCGAGTTCACCCATGGGCAGAACAGAATGAGGGGCTTGTCCTTTGGCGCAGTGTCCATCGCACGCCAATCAGGCGCGGGAGGCGGTACAACGGCAGGCAGGTTCGGTGTTTCTGTCATCTGAATGCGCTTTCAAAGCTGAGCACTGCGGGTCTCAGCGCCTCGGTCACCACAATGACCATTCCGAACGCGGCCAAGAGAGCCACAACAGCCATTAGGAATAGAACCCAGTCGCGCATCAGCAGTGTCCCGGATGCTTTGCTGGCTTGCGCGCTTCCTGCGAGGTGATTCCCAAGCCGTTCCTTTCGAATAGATCGACAACGTACTTCATGCGCTCGGTTGCGGTTTTGCCGGGAACCTTGGCTTCTTCGGCCATCGCCATCAGGCGCGCGTAGGTTTCGCTCACAGATACCGCTCCATTTTCTCTGCCATGGACTTACCGTGCACGTACTGCGTTGAAAGCCATTGCGCCTGCGCCACGGAGCGTTGCAGCCATAGCGCGTCGTCGGCGTCGGCTAGGCTTAATCCATCCTCTCGGAGCGCCATAACGGCTTTGAAGCCGTATTCATGGACCAGAGCGCGCCAGCCTTTCGGGAGGCGGTCTATCTGGGCCATGAGCGCTGCGGAGTTGGAGTCAGGCATCGTCAGCCTTCTTTGAGGCCTGCGCAATTTCGATGTCAGACTTCGTGAGAATGTACTTGCCGAACTCCTCGGCGACACTGATTGCCTCAGCGGGTGGCGCGCCAGCTTGGATTGCGAGTTCCAAGCACCGTATGCGGTGCGCCTGCCAGATGTGGGCCAGCTCTTGGGCTTCGTCCTTCTGCGTCATGGCTTATCTGGCTTGGCCTGATGCTCAGTTTCTAGCTTCCGCTTGATGTACTTCATCGCTTCCTCGATTGAGGTGCTGGCGAAAGCTGGGGCGCCGCCGCTAAACGAATAATCATCGCTCGGCTGGCCAACTAGGAAACCTCCGTCTCGCATGCGGCTGATGCGAAGCGTTGTCATCTTTCCATCCATCACGCGGCTCCCAGCGTTCGCGTCCAGTACCAAGCGCCCTTGAACGCGCCCCAACGGGAACGGCCGATCAGCCGGTACATCCGGAAGTAATTGCGGAAACGGTGGACGCGCTTCATGCGCGAGAAATTACTTCACATTCTCAATAGTTCGAATGGCAACAGAGTAGAAACAGTGAGAGATTTTTTAGGAGGCGGAGGGTAGTGCCGCGCTAACCATTCTAGATTCTATCTCTACCCACTCGGCACACCATTGCTCGCTGTCGAACGATGGTTTGAGCAGGTTATCTCGAACATATTCATTCCAAGCAGTCTGACGAAATTCAATGATCATCTGTTGCCAGCCGAGCATCATTGGCCCAATGCCGTACGGTTCCTCCATCACCTTGACCGGCATCAGGTTCGCTGCCCGCACAATTGCTGGCGCGGCGACAAATGACACAAGGCCGGTGATCAGGGAGCGACGGGAAAGGCTCATTTGAGCGCCTGTTCGTACTTTAACCGCGGATCATCGCGGTACTTCTCCAAGTCATCAAGGTGCCAGTTCCGCCAATCCCGGAAGGTGAGCTTGCCGTTCACGCGATCCGCATAGGCCGGCCCTTCAAAGTTACAATCGTCAGGCATTAGGTCGCTGGTCGCGCCGCGCGGCTCTGCGCCAGCCGTCTCATCCAGCAGCCGTCCTATTTCCTCAACGCTTTCCTTAACGCCGTGGTTTTCACCGTCAACCCGAACAATCGTGTTGCCGCCCATGTAGCGGGTCAGGTCCGGGCTCACGATGGAAACACTATCGGCCGCGACTATGATCTTGTGGCCTTCGGGACGGGTAAGATGGATCAGGCGGGTCATTTGAGAGCTGCGTCGATGAATGCTTCGTGCGTCTGTTTAACCGCGTCACGGTGAAGAGCATCGTTCCGACAGGCAAGACTCAGGACAATCGCGGTAAAATACTCGTTGCCGGGGTCGCGCATGGCTACGATGGCGGCGCGGGCCTCGTCCAGTTCATCCTGCGTGATGTTGCTCGGATCAAAAACCGAAGTGCGCCGCGTTCGCTCAAACTTCTGGCGGCGGATCGCCACGGCCACACGCTCAACCATCTCGCTCATAGGGTAACTCCGGTTACTTTGTGGCATCCGCCAGCTGTGCTCCGCGTGTCTACTTTCCACGCCGCTGCGCTTCCGATCATTCTACCCGCAATGGACAACTCGCCAAAACACTAAATGGTCTTATCGTATTCCGGCAGCGCTTCGTTGAAGTCGTCCTCTCGTGAATGATAGCCGTCGTTAAGATGGTCGGGTTCTTCTTCCTTGGGCTTCTGGCCCGTGGTCATCTTGTCGAGCAGTTGGCCAACCAAGCCCATGGCGTCAACAAAGTCGTCATGCTTGCCGGCGGGAAACCCCATCATTTCAGCCCGGCAGTCCGGCCACCATTCCGAGTTCATAGGCACGTAAAGCCCGTGAAGGCCCATGCGACCGCGGATGGATTGAGCTCGGATGGACTTATCACCCTTGTTCACGGGGAACTGTTCGCGGGCACAGTAGGCCTTGCGCTTGCGGGCTTCCTGCTCAAGGAACGGACCAACGCCGCTCCTGATCTGGCCGGTTTCCTCAGCCCAACCGATTGGCTTCCAGTGCTTGACCAGATCGCACCAAGCGGCAACCCATTTGTCGGAACTGGCCTGTTGTCGCCAAACATCCAAGAGATACATACGGTCTTCCGGATCAATGCCAACGATGACATGCGCTGTGTAATCCCCTCCCGATTCGGTCACGGCATAGTCGGAAGCGCCATAGATGCGCAGCGTCTTCAGGTCCGGCCGCTTTGAGTATGGTTTCAGCCATTCGGCGAGGAAATAGGCACCGGTCTCCGGACTTGGCTTCTGCTGGTACAGCGCCGACCACTTCCGGGGATCCGATCTGGCCTCCAAGACCTGGGCCTCGGTGAACCATTCCGGCCAAAGCCGCTGGCCAATCTCGCGCCCAAGAGGATCGTCGGCCTCGGCTATCATCGGCAGGATGATCCGGCGCCATTTGATGCCGAGCGCTTCGTCTCGTTCCCTGATGCGCCCGAGCAGATCGAACTCGTTGAAGCGGGTCATGATGATAACGCGCTTGGCGTTTGGCTTCAGGCGCGGAACGAAGTCGCCCGTGTACCACTCCCAAGCCTGTTCTTGAATTGTTGCGCTCTGAGCGTCTTCCCATCTGGCGAACGGGTCTTCCACAAGCCCGATATCTGCGCGCTCGCCCGCGATGGCAACGCCGACGCCGGCCGCTCGATATCCGCCACCCGACGCCAGCGCCCAATCCGCCATGGCAGACGAGTCCGACGCGATCGATAGTCCAAGCACATCGGAATGCTTCTCAACGAGATTCCTGACGACGCGGCCAACCTTGCGTTGGGCAAATTCCTGAGTGTGCGAACCGCTCAGCACCAGATGCGTAGGGTTCCTTGCCATGTACCAAGGTGGGAACAAATGCGAAGCATATGTGGTCTTTGCCGAACCAGGCGGGGCCGATATCTCAAGCCGGTCAAACTCTCCGCGCTCGAGCGCTTCTAGTTCCCTGTTGATCAGCCGATGATGTAAGGCCGGCTCATAGCCGCAGTACCGCGCCCAATCGTCCAAGCTGTTGCGGACGGTCGCTCGAAACCGCCCCTTGTCCCGCTCAGTGGCGCGTCTCTGCTTCTCCGCTATCACCGCCGCCAGTGACGGAAGCTGAGCGGAGGATAGTTTCAAGCCGGTCGAGGTCAGCATGGTCTACCTTGGTAAGATCGTAGGTGCCGACAGAGCCCTTGTGTTCCATTGAGGCCAGCTTGGCATGAACGAACGGCGCGGCTGCTTTGGCCATCTCGTCGCGTCGGCGCTCGTCGGCTTTCGTGTTGCGCATGACGCGAAGCATGTATTCGAGCGGCGAAACCCCGGAAGCGAGCGCCTTTCTGCGCACATAGGCGGTGACGCTCGGAACTGAGCCGGGCTTTCTGCCTGCATTCTCTCTTTTGCCGCCGCGAGCCATTGAATGCTATTCAGAGACGTTCTTTTGTTTCAGCATCTTAACGAATGCCGAATAGCGGTTACTTGTTTTGCAGTCCGGCCGCTAAGCGCTTCAGCAACTTTGACCGTCTGCGCCATTCAACGCGGTCCTGATCGGTGCAAACCGTATTGTTCGCGGCGATGTCTTCGTAATGCTCGGAAACGTAGATCAGATTTGCCCGCGTGGCTGGCTTGTCGAAGAACTCGTCTTCCAGCCATTCGCGATCTCGCTTCGCCTTGTGCGAGAGAATTGCTATCGGCTCGGAAAGTGTTTGTGGCATGCAGCGATGCTATCACAGATGCTTAACGGCGTTAAGTGTTGCGTTCTGCTTGATGCACGGCGCTGATAAGCCGCAGAATGAACTCGTCCGCATGAACGCCACTGCGATCAGGACCGGCGCCGATGATGCCGGGCTTATGGCGGGCCCACCAACTCTCGCGATTGGCCTCGTACCAACGGCGGACTTTGGTGGCGATCTCATCACCTCTCGCTGTTGGTTCCGCTGCGATCACGCCGTCTCGTCCTTTTTCTTGGGAGGATCATTTGGGTGTTCAGATGTACCGCTGCCACCAGCACGGTTGGTAGTAAGTGCGCCAACCAAAACGACACGCGGTTGCCTTGACGAAGGCCGATGCGATGGCGTGACCATTGAGGCGATTGAGACCATATAGAACGGTCCACGATTGCAGAAAGCGCTCACCACGCCTCAACTGCTCATCAATTCGGGCCAACGTGATCATGCGCTTTCAGGCTCTCCACATCTCGGCGACGACCCAGCCGAGCCAAATCCATGACGCAAGCAACCAGTCAATACGCATGTCGCTGGGCGCGCGCTGTACTCGCGAGCGCAGCATGAAGCGTATCGTAGGCCGTCGCTCGATCCAATCGATGGCGACGAATCGGCCGGCCTCCAAGACAGAGCCACGCGCCCATGGTTGGAAAATATACCCGGAGCGGAAGCATGCTCATCTCCTCTGCCTACACGGTTCAGGCGGATGGGCGGGCTTCGCCTTCGGCATCCCGGACCAACTCAAGAACATTGTCACTGTTCTTGGCTAGATGCGTCTCGCAATGGACGTGATGAGCGAAGCTGTATTCCGGCAGGCCGTTGATGACCTTGCCGGTTTTGCGGAATGACGCAGCGGTAAAGCGAAACCTGAGCGTCGTTCCGTCCTCAAGCTGGTACTCAGCCCAAGGCTCGTCGGCGCTCAGGATTTTGAGGACAGGGCCGGTCACGCTGCGGCGGCTGTCTTCGGTGCGGTCGTGCCAGTGGTTGACGGCGGCGGCGTCGGGGCCGGTGCGGGCTTGCTATTGCCGCGCATCTCGGTCGCCAGCGCCATCAACTGATGCTGGATGGTCTCAATGCCCGAGGGCGAGGCCGTGTGCATCGTGGATGCGATCTCCTGCAGGCGGTCAGCATGCGAGGCATTGTTGGCCGCAGGATCGGTCGCCGACACCGTGTTGTTAAGGATTTCATTCACGGTTGCCTTGCGGCGTTCGAATGCCGGCGTGCCGATGGTGACGCCATCGCGCTCACGTGTGCCGACTTCTTCCTGCACGGCCATGGACCGATCGCGGGCCACGTTGGCGACGTTGGTGACGGCTGCGGCGTGGTCCTGCCGTGCCTGCACCTGCTCATCCATGGCTTTGTTGGCCTCGTCACGCTTCTTGGCGAGCGCATCGAGATCAGCCTGGGTGCGGCCGTACTGGTCAACCGGCTCGCCATTGGCGTTCTTGGCCACCATGCCAGAGGGCGCAACAGGCGAGATGGTGGGGTTAGTGGTGATCGGCGCGTTGGGGCTGGCCGGCAGCGATCCCGCTACGGGCAGGCTTGCCGTCGCCGTGGTGGGCACCGCGGGCGTATCCGCGACCGGGGCTACCTCGCTGGCTGACAGTTTGCTGTCAACATGCATTTCGCGAAGGGCCTCGTCGGTAGACGCGGAGACATCGGGAGCGCCAGACGGTGCAGGGTTCTCCGCAATGCGCTGATCACCGTGAACATAGGTGGACTCGGCACCGGTCGAAGCTTCGCTCGTGGCGGACGCCGGAGTGCCGGGATTGCTGAGCGTCGGATCAGGCGCGGGCTGCGCGGGAGGCGTGCTGACGGTCGGGTCAGTCGTGGTGTTCGTGGTGGTATCGTCTGCCATGGTCATGACTCCTTTAATGGCAACGTGTGAAAGCAGAACAGAGGAACAGCACAAGCCGTTCCAGAAATTAACTATTCCGGTGGTCTGTTGTGGCCGATCAGGCCCGAGAGAGCTTCGTCTAGTGAATCGATGCCGCGCTCGTGTTCGTCCAATGCGCTTTCGTGCTGGTCAAACGCGGCGTTGCCCTTGGTGCCGATGGCGTCCACTCGCGCGATCAGCTTATCCGCTCTGGCGTCAAGCGCCTTGCGTGTGCGAGCGATCTTGTCGGCGAGCTCGGAAAACTTGTTAATGGCAGGCTTAGCGGCTGGCGCGCTGCTGGCGAGTGTCGGCGCGGGCAACCTGTCCGCCGTCTGCTCGCCTTTCAGTTGGTCAATGGCTTCGGTCAAGAACTCTCCGTAGCGGCCGGCGTGGTCAAGCGCGGGGTCGTGATTGGCGCTCAATCGCGGCTCTCTTCGTCGCCGGAAGGCGTGGCCTCTTTTTTCGGGGCGGCCGGTTTCTTGCCGAGCTTGTTGTCAGCCTTCGCGGCGATCTTGTCGTATTGTGCCTGACTGATGGTCCCTCGATTGAGCATCTGCTTTGCTCTCCCAAGGGCATTCTTGGCATGGTTCTTATCGTTTATGGGGTACTTCCGCTCCTTGGGCTCCGCGAACTCACTGGAGGGCAGGTCGTCGCGCTCAGCGGTATCGAGCTTGGCCATGGGTTTGCGCCCCTTGAAGACGATCAGGTCGTTGTTGCTCACCCTGAGGACAGTGAGGAATTCTGATTAATTGTTTTGACAGCCTTGTTCATGGGCATAACCTTCCGTGATTCGTTCATGGAGAGGTGCACGATGCCTCGCAACCGCAACGCTTCTCAGCCCGTCAAACCGATGCCAGCGGTCGAACCGCCCTGCCCGATGTGCAATGGCCGGGACGTAATCGAAAGCGATAACTTCGATATAGCCGCGCCTGTGTTTCAATGCATGGACTGCGGCTATTGGGGGACGGACAGGAATAAGTTAGACAATCCTCCGGAGGACCATGAGGCAAGCCATTGGGTATCAGGTCAGGCCATGCGCCGCCCCATGCTTGATCAGCCGCTTTGGCCAGATGAGGACTAACTAACCACTTAGCTAGCTGGGCAACCCGGTGTTGGATTGAATTGTTTCGGAGTCTCGCCCCCTAGCCGAGTGTCACCCGGCAAAATCCACCAACTCTGAAATGCTCCTGTTGCTTGGAGTGCTGACGAGGCTTGTTTTCCCGCCAGCTAGCTAAGTGGTTTAAATTAAGCGCTCAGGTTTCTTTGGAACCACGTTCTGGCCATTCAATCCTAACCTTGGCCTTCTCTGGAAGTGGATACGCAATCGCGTCCGGCTTGGTCCCCCACCACCTGCAGGCCATGCAGACGAAGATCGTTCTGGAATGCGCAGCGTCGTGCACGGGGAAAACTGATCCTGCTTGATGGCAGTGTGAGCAATCGCTGTTCATGATGGTCTCTCCGATTCGTCCCAAAACGTTCCGCCTGTAACGCTGCAAAAAACCCTTCAGACCGTGCGATCAATGCTTAGCCATCCGCCAGCGATCGAGTTCTTCGCGCAGCCAATCTTTCACGTTGTACGCGACACGCTTCGCACTCCGGATATATTGAAGCCATCAGACGGTTGAGCATCCGCTTGAACAAGCCTCTTTTAGACAGAAGCCGCACATACCCTTGCTTAGCTGAAGCGGGGACCGGCCCAAGGTCTATAATGCGTGTGCCTAATGCGTCAGGTTCAGCTGGGCTACTTTTGGGGAATGGAATTTCACTCATGAGACGGTTCCTTGGGGTGCCGCGGCGCGCGAACAATTTCGAGAGTTTCCAAAGCAAGCCTTTCTAGGTCTTCCATGGGCCAGTCGTCACGGCTGTGCGGGCTAAGAACCTTTGCGATACGGCGTTGGGGAGTGTCTTTGGTCCTACTCATCGGTTCCTCCGTATCTCGCATTTCAATTCAATGACTTTTTCCCAAATCGAAAGATACGTCTCTCTCGGCAGCATCTCCTTGGCTACATTTACGAACACTCTGTGTTCGTCCGCCTCGTCGGATCGAGACCTTCCCCGTCGCTGCCTTGCGGAACTGGTGGCGATAAGTGCCCTCCGAAGAGTCTTCGCTATCTTCTGTAGTGCCTCGCGCTCGCTGTGAAGCGCTTTGACTTTTGCTCCCATTTCTGGGGAACGTGGGGACATCGTAGCTTCCCATAGTTCCGTTTTAACCTCCGCCAACCACTTCTGGGCGTCTTCCAGAGCATTTCTAAAGTCACCAGGCTTCCAATCATCGCCGATGCGGAACGCCTCGGCTATCTCATCAAGCCTGCTTTGAGAGTCATCGCTCATCGCTTTGGGCTTCCAACTCTAGAGCCTTAGCTGCTGCATAGTGCTTAGCGCGCTGCGCTTCCAAACGTCTTATTTGGGAAAGCAAAACGTCGATCTCATCTGTGCAGGCAATAGACAACTGAAGTTCACGAAAATAAACGTCCGCCTTTTTCATGTCAGCCGATGGTGTCTGATCGTTTTTAGCCAGTTCAGAGCGCGTGGCAGCCTCCCGAACATATCTTGCCAATGCCTCCACTTCCCTTTCTAGGACGGTCGAGGCCACGCGCTGCTCTTTAAGATAGTACAAGAACATCTCTAAGATGCGTCCGACATGAACAGTGCCGGAACGTATGCACCGCGCTCCTGTCAATTTCATCATGTATTCATGCAGGTCGCGAGACAAAAAATCGACCGACTTTCTTTGCGGAAATTTCGCCATCACATTGCCCTGTTTCGCCGCGCGAGGGCGCTGAATTGTGGTGGCGGATCGCCCATCAATGACGCCGTGAGGGACCTCTGTGCCCAAGCTGCGACGCGCTTGGCTTGATCTGCCAATACTTCTGGCGGCGTCGGCTCGCGAACAAATGGAATCGCGGCCAGCTTTGGCCGGTTCGGCGCGGCCATCAGATAGTTGAACTTCGAAACCACGGCCGCATGACTCCGACCGGGGAAATGCCCCACGATGGTTGCCCAATCGTGGCGCTCGCGCCTCAGCCGCAACAAAAGCGCAACTTCATCATCTGTCCAGTCTTTCGGCTGGGCTTTGGTCTGATATGCGCAATCGGCTTCCATGGCGTTCCCTCATGCCCTCTCTGAAAATCGCATCGTCGCGCCGTCGAATGTGAGGGCGCGTTGCTGGAAGGCTTTGCCGCGTCGTCGCTTGAGGCAAATCACTTCGGCAAGCCCTTGGCATCGGTGAAGTTCGCTCTGCCATTTGGTGAGCGCTTCTTCACCGCCGCGTTGATCCGGCTTATTGCGGCGTAGCCAGTTGGCTTTTTGCCAGAGCGCGAGACACCAATCCGAATCCCTCTCCAGCGAGGGTGCATCAGCGTCAAGAATGTCGGGAGTAGGATCGTCTCGCCGCTGAGCTCCGCGCGTGCGCTGGGCCAATAGGATGACCGGAACCTTCAGCGCCTTGGCCATCCGTTTAAGATCACGGGTAATCTCAGCCATCCGTTCGAACCGATCACGATGTTTGCCTTCGGCCCTGATCTTGTCGAGTTGATCGATCACCACCAAACTCAATCCGCCTTTGTGCTTCATGGCCATGCCCATGGCTTTGATCTGGCGAACGGACATTTCCTCTGCGTCCAGAATGTGGAGCGGCATTTGATTGAGCGTCTTGCCAGCGGCAACAATCTGATCCCATTCGAAGGCGTCGAAACTTCCTTCGTGAACTGCTGAAACCGAGACGCCGGATAGCGCGGCGATCTCTCGCGCGGCCATTTGCTCTTGGCTCATTTCCATCTGGACATAAAGCACGGGGCGGCCTGCTCTGGCGGCGTGCGAGGCAATTTGCGTGGCGAGGGCGGTTTTCCCATCGGCTTGGGAAGCTATTATTGCCCCGAGGTCCCCGCCCAGCATCAGCCCCAGGATTTCATCGAGCGGCCCTATCCCGGTATCCGTGCCGGATAGCAGTTCGCCTTGATGTGCGGAATTGGCGGCCTTGAGAACGCTTTCCGCAACTTCCCCTATCGACTTGGGGCGAAGCGGGCTAGCCGTTGACGTGATCGCCTGAAGATGCTGGGCCGCCTCTGCGCTGATATCGTCCGCGCTGCGGTCGTTCTTCCCGGTTTGCGTGGTGATCCACTTGGCGAGGGATTGGAGGCGCTTCAGTGCCGACCGCTCGGCCAGCATTGGCGCATAATCGGTGGCGCTGCCGTCTTCCTCTGCACTGGCCTTCAGGGCCATGATGATGGCAATGGTGGGGTTGCCTTCGTATTCCTCCGGAAGAGAGGCTTGCAGAGCGGTTGTTGTTACCACCCTGCCCCGCTCGGATAAGTCTCGTATCGCGGTGTAAATATCGCGATGGGATTCCACGGCGAGACAGTCCGCCGTAACCATGTCGTTGACGTGCCACACGTCATGGGGCGAGCGCAGCAGACAGCCGATGAAAGCGCGCTCGGTGGCTGACATGTCCGGGATCATAGGCCGTGTACCATCTCAATGCGGTGCCCAAGCCAGCGCATGCGGTTCACAGCCATTGAGTTACCGAGAGCCTTGTAGCGTGGCCCGTCAGGCGTCCAATTCTTGTTGCGCCATGGCACATCAGTATAGCCGTCCGGGAAACCTTGGAGGCGTTCGCATTCCTTCGGTGTCAGGCGCCGCACGGCCCAATTCGTGACCACACATTGCGCGCTGTCGCCCTTGCCGGTGCGACCAGCCTCTCCGGTCAGAGCGTGAGCAATTTCGGACGGGGCACCGCGATCATTGCGGGCGAAGCGTGGCTGAAAAGCGATAGCAGGCATCACGCCAGCATTTGCGTGGCTATTCGAAAATCCTCCCGCCCGTAACGTTGGTGCGATTCCTACTTCGGCATCGCCGCCGTGGTCTTTCGCGCTGAATGCAATGGGCACCAATGGCGTGCCGCGCCCCGTTCCGTCCTCTGATGCGTCAAAACCATCCGCCCGCAGGGCGTGCGCAACCAGGTTAGCGACTTCATCGCCGGCGGGCCCAGATGCTCCCTTACTCCATTTTGATGACATCGCCTGCGAGACGATATCGGGCACGTAATCGATTAGTCCGCCATCGCAGTCAAAGTCTGTTCCGAGTCCGCCACCGCCTGTAGGGCGCGCGCTAATTGTTGGGGCAACTCTTTCCCCCGTTTGGCGGCGCGGCGGAGTATTCCCTTGCAGGCTTTCGCGCTCAAATAATACTGCTGCGGCACGTCGCCAGTCTCTAAGATTTCCGACAACGAACACACGCCTTCGTCTTTGAGGGACAGCCCGTCCAAACCCGTCCACTCGCACATATTGCGCATCGAGAACCCGGTAACTCCACCCATACCCGAGTTGCCCCAGTCCCCCGAGGAAGGCTCCAAAATCCCGTCCTTGTTCACTCGACAAGACGCCGGGCACATTCTCCCAGAGAAGCCACTCGGGACGATACTTGTGAGCGATTGCAAGGAAGGTGAGGCAGAGATTTCCTCTAGGGTCAGCCAAGCCTTGGCGCAGTCCTGCGACGCTGAAGGACTGGCACGGGGTGCCTCCAACGAGAACATTGACATCTGCATCGGGCCAATCCTTGAACTTGGTGATGTCGCCCAGGTTCGGGATCGACGGATAGTGATGAGCCAGAACGGCGCAGGGGAATTTATCGATTTCGGCGAAGGCGGTTGGTTCCCAGCCAAAGGGATGCCAGGCCACGCTGGCCGCTTCAATCCCCGAGCAAACCGAGAGATATTTCATTGAAAATCTCTCAAAAGTAGCTGTTGACATACCGGGCCATTGGCCCTATAAGGGACGCATCGCAAGGGCAATCCTGCCCGGTGATGGAGAGCAAAATGCCCTTTCTGGTTTCGCATTCTGGAAGCAAAGTTCACCCCGCCAACTCGTTCGTCATGCGCGATGAGGCGAGCGCCGCCGACATCATGTTTCGGCTCGAACATAACGGCGCGGTAGGCGTCACTTGCCGCGAACTGACTGATGAGGAATTTCGTGCTGAGAAGGCTAAGCGCTTGCCTCCGCATCTGCAGCATCTGGCGGGAGGCTGAGCCATGGATCAGGGAAAAGTCGCAGCGCTTGCCGGAGCATTTGCCGATGTTGTCCACGAATGGACGACGCCAGCGGAGCTTGAGGAAGTTAAACGCCTCAATCGGACCGAATATGCAAACTCGAGTATTTGCGCCACACACGATTTCTTCGACGCAAATGAGGCGATGGCGGAAGCATTTCGACGCATCTTCGGACGCGCCATATGGCTCCCGTGCGACGTAGAAGAAGGTCTCTGCCCCGAAAACGAAGCCGATCTTGATCTGCAATTGTGGAATGCCGCTTGGGATCAAGCTAAAAAGGGTTGGCTTTCGTGACTTCCGACGAATACCGCGAAGCTCTCGACGCCCTCGGCTTGACACAAGGCGCGGGCGCTCGGCTATTGGGCGTTGATGAGCGCACCTCGCGGCGCTGGGCCAATGGTGAGCGTGACATTCCGCCGCCAGCGCAACGCTTCCTGCGCTACCTGATAGCGACGGGAAGGTCTGGCGAGTACGCGATGAAGCGCTTGGGGTCGTAATCACGCGACCTCCGCGCAATGCGCCAGCCATAAATCATTGAAATCTCGCCCGCACGGCGGCTCAGCCGCAATCGTGCAGCTAACGCCCTCCGCAAGCAGCCGTGTCCGCAGCGCGAGTGCGGCTTTGCGCCCTGCCGGAACGGACGGCGCGAAGTCGTTGCCCTGCTTTCGGATAGGCGCGTCGCCGTCAGGGGCAATCACGCAATGCTCAACACCAAGCGGGGCTTCAAAGCCAATCAGTCCCGAGGTTGATAGTGCGGCCCAGGTCGGCTGCTTTTGGCCGGTGAGAAGCCAATATCCTAAGGCGCTCTCAATACCCTCCCCGACCGCAATCTTACTGGCGAGGCCGCCAATGCGAACCGCGCCACCCGCGACAGGTCCCAAACCAAGGCGCGCGGTTTCAACGTCGGCCTTGCGCCCATCTTCACGGAGAAAAGTGCGCCAAACTCCCGTTAGATCGCCGCTGATGTCATCAACCCGGCAGACCAATACGGGATAGCGCTTGCTCTTGCCGGGGTATGGCAGCGCAGGGTGAAATCTCAGGACCGACGGCCATTCGGGAAAGATAAGCCCTCTCTGACAGAGATAGGTTGCCGCGAGCGTGTCCTTTAGCGGCTCGGATGCGTTCCAGATCGCCAGTGAAGTTTCGCGCGTGTTGCTCTCGTAACGCTCTTGCTCGGCTTCCCGCGCCCGCTGGGCGGACTCTGCTTCAAGCCGCTTCCTGTTGCGCTCGGCTTTCTCAGCTTCGCTCAGTGGCTTAGCTGGGCCGGTGGGGCACGGCTCGCCGGTCAATTGCTCAATCGCCGTCTTCCATGAAATGTTGCCGAGATGCATGGCTAGGGTGATCGGCGACTCCCCTCCTCCGTGGCCGCGACAGTGCCACTTGCCTTTGCCGAGGTTGATGCCGAGCCGATCACGGCCGCCGCAAAAGCAACACGGGCCCATCCATTCGCTCCCGGCCCGCTTCAGCTTCGCGCCGAATTGTTGAGCGGCAACGAGGAGCCCGACGTTTTCGGCGCGCTCTTTCCAAGCCGAGAATGCGCGGTCGTGGATCATGCGTAGTATCTAGCGCGACGCGCAAATGGATCGAATGCTTCTGGGTTGGCATCAATTATCTCGCCATAAATATCGATCACGACTGGCGCGAATTGCTGGCCAACCAGCTTCATCCCGGCAATGTCAGAATGGGTGGCGATCACGGCAATATCAGCTTTGATCAGGCCGACAAATTCATCCGCAGCACCGAAGATGTACGAGATGTTCTTGGGCTTCTGCTCCAAAAGGGTTCGCGCGAAGGCCCATGACCAGAGCGGGTTGGCCTCAAAGCAATAAACTCGCTTGGCGACGTGCGCCATATGAAGCGATAGCAGTCCGATGCCGCCTCCGATTTCTACAACCGTCTTGCCTTCTATCCTTGGCCCGAGATGCGCGGCCAGCGCGCTTGCAGTTTCATCGTCAATCACTGTCAGCACCCCCGCAGAGTTGATGTTATGTCGCTCGGTGTAGGCTTCTAATTGCTCTGAGCCTTCGAATTGATTGTAGATGTCGGACAACAGCGTTTGCAGTTCCGGCACCAGATCCTGCGCGGCTTTGTTGCCCATCTTCATGCGGCATCCTTTGCGAACAGTTCGCCGGGCCGCACAAGTTGGGCTTGCTTCAGTACACCAGCCAAGTGCCAGACTATGCCAATGGCCTCAGCGGCGTCTTTTGACTTGAGATTGGGATAAAGCTGCTTGGCGAGTGCGAAGCTTTCCTCTTTCGAAGCGCGACCGTTGCCAGTAAATGACTTCCGCCACGATGCCTGATGCGCCTCAATCAAGGGAATGTTGAGCGTGGCCGCGATCTCGACCGCGTGCGCCCGCAGCCCGTAGAGCCGCAGATATGTCTTCATCGTGACGGGGTTGTGCGTCTCGCCGGGCTTGGCATTCGACCGACGATCCGGCGCGCGAATGTCAGTCACAAGCGGCTGCTCAATGCAGACGTGCTGCACGTCATGGGCAACCAGCATCGCGCGATACCAGACGCGGAAACCTGCGAATATCTCCGCGTCCTCTTTGCCCTTCGGCCGGAAGGCCTCAGCATGCACGATCTTGTCGCCGCTCAGAAATGCGGCTCCCGTAGTCGTGGCGATGTCGAAGCCTGCCAGCATTCAGGCTTCCTCAAGCTCGGCTTCAGCCTCTTGCTCGGCTTCCGCTTCCAACTTCTTGAAACCAGACGCAAGATCGGCCTGCCCTTCGTGCCATCCTCGGAGCCATGATTGATCCTGCGGCGTGCTCGGATCGTGAGGCGATTTGCAGGACTCACCCCGCGCGCCCGCAATCTTCCCCTCCGCGTAAGCGGTATCGACCGCCGGTGTCCGGTCAACTTGGTCGATCCAATCGAGCTGCGAACCGATGGGGTGGTTGAGGAACTGCGCGATCTGCGCCTCGCGGCGGCGCTTGTCCATCATCTCCGCGTCGTCGCTCTTTCGGAGCTTCAGGGCGAAGTCGATTTCGAAGGCATCGAAGCCATAGGAGATGATCCGCTTTCGCTGGCTGCGGATCGCGGCGACGACCTCATCCTTCTCTTCGATGTGCGCCTCCAGATCGGTGATGCCGCGGATAAACAGCGCTTGCCTCTCGGCATCGGTCAGGGCGGAATTATGTCCCGGCTGCGCGGCGGTCTGTTCTTCGAGTTGCTGTTCTTCGGACTTTTTGCGTCTTCCCATTTCCATTCTCCTATGCTGCTTCTAGTTTTTTTAAACGCCATCCAATCTGATCGCTGGTGTTGCGCGTGATCGTGTAGCCAAGGCGCTCCAGCTTTTTGCGCAACCGCCCCATGATAATGGAGAGCGTGTTTAGGTTTTCGGGGCCGCCGTCTGCGCGGTCGTGATAAACATACTTGGCTAGGTCATCGAGAGTAGCGAAGTGGCGCTTGTGCCAAAGCGCGTTGAAAATACGACCCTCAGTGCATGTAAGATGAACCGCGCGCCCGTCTGCCTCAAACACCCGCGTTATGCTCTCCCAAACGAGCTTGCGCGGCATTGGGTGGCCGCAGAGCGGGCAATGACAATGGATCATGGGCGCATTCATGCCGCAGCCCCGAGCACTTGCCGCAAAAGCTCGTTGGTGGCCGTCTCGCGCTGAATATTCTGCTCTTGCGCGTATTGATCGACCAGCCGGCAGATTTCAGGGCTGAGCGTTACGCCGGTTTCTTCAATGATGCTGAAGTCCCGCGAGCGGCGGCTGTTCTTCTTGATCGCGCCCCGTTCCTCCAAATCCTGCATGATGTGGGCCACGCGCCCGCGCGATTTCACGCCGATGCCCTGCCCCATTTCGAGATATGACGGCATCACTCCCCGCTCACCGCGATAGAAGCGGATGAACTTGAGCAGTTCAAGCTGGCGCGGGGTGAGGTTGCTCATGCCACCTTCCGATGAAGGCGCAGCGCGCTTTGCTCACCGCGCGTGCCGTGGCCGGTGCCGAGTAGGAAATGCGGCTTACAATATGAGCTACTGCCGAAAGGCAGGTGCCCGCAGTACGTCATCACGTCGGGCGACGGATCGCTGCCGATGGGCCACCTACACGTCTTGTCCGTGAGCTCCATGATCTTGACGCCAAGGGGCTCAATGCGTGGCTCTTCCTTGCAGACGAACGGCTGGGGCCGAACTTGTGGGCCGCGATTGATCGCCTGCACCTGAGCGCCGACTCCCATGGCAAAACGACTTGCCCGCTTGTCGCGCTTCGCTTGGGCCGCGCGTTCGTCACGCGCTTTTTTCAATTCAGCGCGGCGCTCTGGCGGGTTTGGCTCTTTGCGCTTTAGGCCGAGCCTGCAGCATTGGCGAGAGATGGCTCCCTTGGTCACGCCGAAGCGATCGGCCATCTTCTGGTAGGTAGCACCTTCCGCGAACATCTGTTGGAAGTTAGCTTTGGCGCGGTCGTCCCAATCAATCTTCATCAGCGATTTCCCCTAATCCAAGGCGCAATCCATTCAGCTAGATCGGCAAGCCGACCGCCCCAGGAAATCAATCTGAGGGCGATAAAAGTCCGAGTCGCCTTGAACGAGACGGCTTTCGAGTATCGCGAGCCGCGTCCGTAGTTCGTGGAGTTCATTCGCTGCTTCCCTAGACCGTTTGCGCTGCAAGGCTTCTTTGATGGCATCAACTTCGAACTGCTCAACGCGGCGCGCTTTGCTGTACCAAAGGTCAAACGTGCGCCAGTAAGTGAACCCGACCGCTCCAGCGGCGCGCTCAATCGCTCGCTTGACCCGCTCACCGAACACAGGCGACGCCAACTCTTTCAGGCAAATTGCAGCTTCACTGACCTGCATACGCGCCTCCCTCCCATCACTATTGGGAAGGTTCTCATTTCCCTCCCAATTCCCAAGCCGCAGGTTCCTAACCATGAAACCCGCAATGAAAACGCTTTACGAAAACTCACCCGCAGCCCGCACAGCGGCCCTTGGTGCAACGCGCCAGATGATCGCCGACGCGCAATTCGGCGCGCTCGTGGCAGCACTGATCGACTGCAACGCCGTTCCGCACAACGTCATGGCTGCGACTCTGAAAAGGCTTGCGGATGGATTGATCGCGAAGGCGCGCGGAGAGATGGAAACGGACCGGCTGATCTATCCTGCGGAGGCGTTTGACCGAGCGCGTGAGATTCACGAAATGGCGGTGCGACTAGGCGGCCGATCAGGTGCCCGAGCATGAATCCGGCAAACGGCGCGACAACCAAAGCAGCGACGGCCCAGATCATGCGGCACCTTCAACGGATTGAGCCGCGTGGCGTTTATCGGCATCGGCAATGGCTCGAGAAAGCGCGCTGGGCAAGTTCCGGCCAAAGACCGCGCATCGTGTCGAATGCGTCAGTCCCTTGCGGAGAACTTCAAAACCGGTTGCGGTTCGGAGAACCCAGTGCGTGGAGTTCTCGTGCATGATGTCGGCTTCGCTGGTCATGCGGCCGTCTCATGCTCTGGCCAAGGAAGGTCCGGCCTCAACCCTTTCGCGGTCACCGTTCCACCGGTGGCCTTCTCGATCAGGAGAGCCAGTTCGGCCGAAACCCGGCCGCTATCCTTTGCCTGCCAAATAGACTGCTGCTTCACCCCACACGCCTCGGCAAGTTTTGCCTGCGAGCCGAGTTGCGAGATGGCCGTTTCGAGCAGTTCGCGTGTCATAGCGAACCCTCTTAACAGGTGAAACAGTGAAACTCAACAGTTTTTTATGTCAGGACCGGCAACAGGAGAACCTGTATGCTGTCCCGACCATGGAACCCACGGAAGTCGGCGCCGTCATTCGCGCAAAACGAGAGGAAAAAGGTTGGTCGCAGGGCGATTTGGCCCGCGCGATTGGCATCAAGCAGCAATCGATCGATGCTGTGGAAAGCGGCCGCACCGCCAAGAGCAAACATCTGCCTGAAATCATTGCCGAGCTCGGTATACCGCCTGAAAGGGTCGGCCTCCCGAAACAACCGGCCGGCGACGGCATGATTCTGCAGCCGCTCACTCGAGACCGCGATTTCCCGATTTATGCCTCGGTTGAGGGCGGCCCCGGCGAGATCATCAGATCCACCGAGCCGGTCGATTGGTACCCGCGCCCTGCCCCGGTCGCGCACGTCCGGGATGCGTACGGCCTGTTCGTGGTCGGTGATTCCATGGCGCCGGAGTTCGAGCCCGCGGATATCGCCCTGGTAAACCCTATCCTGCCGCCATTAGCGGGCAAGCCGTGCATTTTTTATGCGGAACGGCAGGGAGAAGCCAAGGCCACCATAAAGCGCTTCCTGCGGGCCTCCCCGGCCGTCTGGCACGTGTTCCAACACAACCCGCCGCGGGGCATGGCCCACGAGTTCACCCTCTCGCGTAAGGAGTGGTCGATATGCCACCGCGTGCTTGGAAAGTACTACCCGCAATAGCCGCGCTGCTCTTGGCAGCCTGCGACTTGACGACACGCGCCCCAGGCTATGAAACAAGCACGATGCACGCTGATGGTTCTCCTGTGACGGCCGAAGAAAAGGCCGAGGCATTGTCGCGCCACAAGTCAGAATGCCAGCGGCTTTATGGAATGCTGGGAGACCGCTCTCTGACCGCACAACAAATCGAAGCAATCCGGGTCAGCATGAACGCAAAGTTGTGCGCTGGGTTGGTGCCCTGATCTATCGTCCTACAATCCTAGCGCATTGAAAACTATAGACTTTATCATCGAAAGCGATTCCACCCGTGATTATGGCCGTCTCAGGCCGACCGCCGATCACTTGCTCCACGGTCGGCATTTGGCCACCAAAATACGCCAAAACCTCTGGCAGATCGGCCAACAGATAGCCCTTTCCCGCATTGTTAACCGCCATCACAACCTGATGCAGTAACTTGGCCTCGAGACTGTCCTTAGCGTGAATTGGAGTAGGCTTCCGTTCCTCAGGAGCAATCTGGCTGATCGGAACGCCAGCGAGAAGCGCCGCTTTCCATCCTTTAGGAGGCGGCCACGAAACACCCCACTTGGCCAACGTGTCACGAGTCCATGCGCCGCCCGGAGATTTGGCCGATTCGATTTCTTCAGCGGTGACAATACGGAATGGCGTTCCGGTGACTTCTCCGCAAACCGCGCGTTCCAGGTCATCCCAATTGTCGATCTTGGTGCTTTTTCTGCGCCTTGGCCTTCCGCCTGGGTACATCTGCTCTGATGCGCGCGGTTGTTTTGCTTTAGACCAATTGAGCTTGACCATTTCCTCTCTCCACGACTAGCAGTGTTTTATCAAAGGTTATTTGGTCTAAGTTATTGATCTTAAGGTCTAAAACCTCAGTTCAGATTGGTGTATCCCCAAAGACCCCCCTACCCCCCATGGAACCATGGGAAGGCGGGAGATCGTTGGGTGTCCGAAACCTTCAGACGAGTTGGTTGCAGAGCCCCAAGGCACCTTACGGTTAGCCTGTCCTCAGTACCCCAGCCGCGCCGTAGGACTTTCGACCCTGCGCGTGCCGCCCTTACTGGGTGAGCCCCGACGCTTTCGCGCCTCGGCAATGGTGACGGCGGAAGAGCCATACCATAAATTTTGCCTGTTACAAACTTTCCTGTTGACTTAACAGTTTTAGCTGTTAGATTTCTTCCCATCAGAGATTGGGGAGACCGAAATGACCGCACCAGCCCATTCCTACTACGTCGTCATGATCGACTACGGCCGCAAAGGTCGCGAAGCGATTGTTGACCCGGAAGTGACGCGCCGTGAAGTCGTCTCCAGGATCAAGTCCGGCGAGTATGGGCCGATCAACTTCATCCACTTCGTGGAAGTCTATGCAGACGGATGGGGCCGCTCCACCGACGTGACTAATGAGGTGTTGAACGAGGCTGATTTCTACAATCAGCAGGCAGCGGAGTAGCAGCGATGGCAACCGTCAAGGTTCAAGCCCGCTATCTCCAATCTGGCGATCAGGTCGGCTCCGGTGAAATCGTGACATGGGTTGGCGCTGGCGTTCGCACGCCGCGCGGCAAGGTCGAAGTGGTCCTTGAGAAGGACGGTAGCCGCCGCCTCGCTATCTGGGGCGCGTCCACCACGATCAACGTCCGGAGGGCTGCGTAATGCTCAGTCTCAGCCAGCGCCTTTTCCTATCCGCCCTCCTCGCCATCAATGAGGCAATGGTCGAGAGTTTCCCCGATCACCCGGAGGCTCCGAAACTGCGCGAAGTCATAGACGCAGTGAAGCGCGCCTTCGCGCCGCGCCTTCCGACGCTGATCATCGCCGATCCTTATTTCGACGCGGATGAACTTGAGATCGGAGCAAGCGCATGACCCGCGCCGAACTGACCATTGACCTCTTTGGCCTCATCTGCCTCGTCGCGATCTGGTTTGCTGTGTGGGTGGTGCTGCCATGAACGCGCCAGCAGCAAAGCAGCAAGAGCCGACGTTCTTTACTGGGACCAGCTTCGCGGTCGGTGAAATCGAACTCGGTCTCCGCGTCCTCGCCGCGAAAACCCGCGACCTCAAGCGCGGCAATGAGACCGGCAGCGCCGTGGATCAGAAGCTGGCGGCTGAGGCCATCTCGAAATTGGCAGGGCAGATCGCCGTGCTCGCGGACACGCTCGTTCGCGTCAGTTGTGCTCACCTAAATCGGAGGCCCAGGCCGTGACCCAACAGGCTGACCAATACTCATTCTGGCGTCGCCGCCTCACGGGCGAGATTGTCCCGATCCATGACAGCGAGCCGCAAGCCGGTTTCTATCGGATGAAAAGCCGCGACGGGGAATGGAAGCCCGTAGCGTACTGGTTTACCCGAGATGGCAGCTTGCGTTGCCGGATAGGCACATCAGATGTCACCGACCAGATAGCTAACGAGCGCTGGCCATGGGCATCGAAGCACCCGATTACCCACGAAGTTTACAAGGCCGTCATTGCTGGCGAAGCGTGGCCCGATCAGCATGAGTCCGTCATTCGCGACCGTGCCAACTCTGTCGGCGCCCCTGACGAAGTGTCTTTCGATGGGCTCAAGGATCGCATTGAGGACCTGGCGCGCGATGCCGAGCGCCTGATTGGCGAAGGCGCAGCCAAGGATCAATCCGCAGCAGACCGCGCGTCCGACCTCGCGAACCGCTTGGCTGAGCTCCAAAAGCAGGCCGATGCTGCGCGCATTGTCGAAAAAAAACCCCATGATGACGCCGCGGCCGCCGTGCAGGCCAAGTGGAAGCCGATTCTTGCAGCGGCTGATGTCTATAAGCGCATCAAAGCTGCGGTGATCACGCCGTTCCTGGTAGCAGAGGATGCCAAGCGGCGCGCAGCCGAAGAAGCAGCACGCAAGGCCGCTGCTGATGCCGCCAAGGCTGGCCAGCCGATACCGGATGCGCCGCAAATGCAGCGCTCGGCACCGAAGGCGGGAAGTGGTGGACGCCGATCTGTCGCGCTACGCACCGTGCGCGTCGTTACCATTACCGACCGCGCCGCGTTGCTCGCGTTCTTCTCGGGCAATGAGCAGATCACCGAAGTCCTGCAGAGACTCGCTGAGAAGGCATCCGCCGCTGGCGTTGACGTGCCCGGCATTTCCGTCACCGAAGAACAGAGGGCAGCATGAGCACGGCCGTTGCGAATGTCTCGGAACCCCCCGGCAGATCACTCTTGGCGGACATGGCTGGCCGCTATCACATGGAGCCGCAGAAATTTGCGGCGACCTTGCGCGCCACGGTGGTTCCAAAGACCGCCTCGAACGAGGAGTTCGCCGCATTCCTGATGGTGGCGAAGCACTACAACCTCAATCCGATCACCAAGGAAATCTATGCCTTCCCGAAGCAGGGTGGAGGCATTCAGCCAATCGTCTCGGTGGATGGCTGGGCCAACCTGATCAACTCGCATCCGCAGTGCGACGGTTTCGAGTTCGAAGATCATCTCAACGATAGCGGAGATTTGGTTTCGATTACCTGCAGGATGTATCGAAAGGACCGTTCCAAGACCACGACCGCGACCGAATACATGGTCGAATGCCGCCGCGAGACATCAACCTGGAAGCAATGGCCGCGCCGGATGCTGCGTCACAAGGCGCTGATTCAGGCCGCACGCTATGCCTTCGGATTCGCCGGCATTGTCGATCCGGACGAAGCAGAGCGCTTCACTACCTCACCGCAGCGCGTTCGCGATGTCACGCCGCGCGAGGAGCCGCCAGCACCGCCGCAGGTGGCCGCTATTGAGCCACCAAAGCCCGCACAGGCCACACCAGCACCTCAGACTGCTCAACCAGTCGACGATGTGCCGAGCCCCATGCAGGACACAGACGGTTTTTTGAGGATCATCACGGCAAAGCTTATGGCGGCGGAAGCCGTCGAAGGCCTCAACGAAATCTGGGATCGTTACGTCACGCCAGCCGAGAAAGACCTATTCCCGACCGATGTTGATGACCTCGTGTCCGTGTTCCGCAAGCGGGAGAGCGAGCTGGCATGACGCGGGCACTCGTCACCATCCGCTGCGAGGAAGATCGGTTGCGGGCGTCCCGCTGGGCTTTGCGCGCACGACCAGGCATGCGCATTGAGTTCAAGGAAGCCAAGCGCACGGTCGATCAGAACGCGCGGATGTGGGCAATGCTTACCGATGTTGCCAGTCAGTTGCCGTGGCACGGCATGAAGCTGACGCCAGACGACTGGAAAATCCTGTTCCTTGATGCGCTCAAGCGCGAGATCAGAGCAATTCCGAACTTGAACGGGGACGGTTTTGTTAATCTCGGAAAGTCGTCTTCTGATCTGACGCGCGCCGAAATGAGTGACCTGATGGAGCTAATCTCCGCGTTCGGCACCAGCCACGGGGTCACATTCCACGACGACCAAGAAGATTCCAATTCGACCGAACCCGCCCAGTCTCCCCAAGACTCTCAGGATCGGTCGGATAAGCCCGAGGCCAGCCTGCCTAGTTCGGTCTCGGGCAACCAATCGTCCGCAACTCCAGCCCGTGCGGATGAAGATGGGAGCGGTGCTTCACCCCCGACGCCGCTCCCATCGCTTCCGGAGGGCTGGGAAATTACCTACGCGGCAGCATTGCGGCGCGCTCAGAAGCCCATCAGCTTGGACAAGCTTGCAAGCCAGTGGTGGGCAACGCATGGCGGCTGGGAAACACATAAGAACGGCCCCAACGCGACAACCGCAGCGGCGATCTACACCGCCTTCAAAACCAACTTTGGCAACAAAGACGCGATTGAGCGCGACCTTCGGGAGATTTTCTAGTGTTGTTGTTTCTCGACACAGAGACGAGCGGCCTGATCAAGCGGAATTTCCCACTTGAGTCGCCAGAACAGCCGTGGATTGTCTCGATTGCTTGCCAGCTATGTTCCAGTGACGGCACCGAGCTCGCCGCGCTCCGCACCACGATCCGCGCCCATGGTCGCGCCATTGGCGAAGCAGCCAAGGCCGTCCATGGGATTTCATCGCGTGACGCCGGCAAAGGCGGCATCGCGGAAAAGAGCGCCCTGCGCCTTCTCTGTGGCCACGAAAGCCTAGCGTCGCAATCTCGATACGTGATCGGCCACGGGCTAGACTTCGACCGCGACGTGATTTCCGGAAGCCTATTGCGGAATGGATGGGACCCAGCTGTCTGGCTGCGGCCCGGCTTGACCTTCATCGACACCATGATCAGCGTTGCGCCATTCTGCAAACTACCATCCGATCACGATAGCGGTTCTTACAAGTGGCCATCGCTGGATCAAGCTTGCGAGTTTCTTCTCGGTGAGCCTCCACGCGAAGGCCGTCACGATGCTTGGGACGATCTGAATCGCTGCAAGCGGCTGTATTTCTGGCTTCGCGAGCGAGGCGCTTTTGAGGTGGCGGCATGAAACCTCAGCGCATCATCCGGCCTGCATCGGCTTTCTCCGTCGCTTCCACAAAGCAACGGCGCCCGCGTGACAAGGACAAAAATCACCTTGCGTTCATTCGCTCGCTCAAGTGCTGCCTCTGTGGCGTTCCTGGTCCTGACCCTGCGCATATCCGATCGGCAAGCAATCTTCATGGCAAACGGGAAACCGGAGGCGCTGAAAAGCCTGCGGACAAATGGACAGTCCCGCTTTGCAGGATTCACCACGACGAACAGCACGCCGCAGGAGATGAACTGAAGTGGTGGGCATCGAAACGAATTGATCCGTTCGGGCTCGCGCTGTCGCTCTACGCTGCGAGCGGAGACGATGAAGTAGCGGAAGCCATTCTAACGTCTCATCAGAGTGCGCAGCGATGACCGACCTTCAAGCCAAAGCCCTCTCCGGCTGGTGTATTCTGTTTCTGCTGATCGGGGTTGGCATAACGAAGCTAGGAGGCTGGTGGTGATTCTTATCCCGGTTTCGTTCGCAGTCATGATTTTAGCATGGTGGTCTCTGCCATTGCTGGTGTTGGGAATGTTTCGTGTTGTGCATGGACGATGGCCTGAGAGACAGTGGCCGTATTGATAGGGAATTAAGGGAAGATAGGAGGGCGACATGCTCGCACAGAACTTCAAGACGGCGGATGATCTGGGAATAGCCCAGCACGAATTTGAGGCGCTGGCAAAAACGCTGGTTCTCTTGGAGACCGGCAAACTTCGGCATGTGCCTGACGATAATGCTGGGGAAATGGTTTTGCACACGGAGGCTAAGTTTAATGGCCTCTTCAACATGAATCTGTGGGGGAACAAAACTGATTGCGGCACAGTCGCGTGCATTGGCGGCACCGCGCAGCTAATCGGCCGCTTTGAGTTTCGCGAAATGCCGGACGCGCTGGACGATCTTTTTTATCCAGATAGCCTGCCGCTGACCAATTGGAATCGCATTACCACTTCCCAAGCCGCCACTGCCCTCCGCTCCTATCTCACGACTGGCGACGCGCGCTGGGATTTGGCCGTTCAGCTTTAATGCCCCGATTACGCGAGGTTTGAAATGAGCGCCATGCCGTCAGAACACCTGCTTTCCCTCGCGGACTGCATCGAGGACGCGCGCAATCAGTTCCTCGATGACTTTCCAGACGAGACGAAGAAGGCGATCCTTCAAGGCGTTCTTTGGAACGACAAAGGCACCTTCGCGCCGGCTCTCCGCGAACTCGTCGCCCTGCGAGCGCAGCTTGCCAAATCCCCTCTCCCTGATGGGGAGACGGTCGCTTGGCGGATTCCGGCGAAAGACATTCAAAACCTGCGCACTGTTTTGAACATGGCGGCGAACAGAAACGTGGCGAGTGTAGAGTTCGTCAACCGCTGGACGGTCTATCTCAACAAACTTGCAGCCGCGTCTTTCTACGCCTCCCCTCCCCCTGTGAGCGGGGACGTGAGGACCGTCATCGCTGAAATGATCGAAGTTGCGACGGGCGACGACGATAGCGTTTTGGCTGAGTGGACTTGTGACAACAAAGCCACCATCGACAAATGGCAGATGCGCCTTTCCCGCGCCCTCTTACCTTCCGGGGAGAAGTGATGGGCGATCCGGGCCTGACTGGAATTGCCGCGCTGGAATCGGAGATGCGAGACCGATTGAATGCGAAGGACGCCGAGATCGAGCGGCAACGTATCCATCTTGATAAAGCACACGCCACGCTGCGGCGGATATTGGTCGATCCTCCGGCGACCCTGGACGAACCCGATACCGACGCAGAGGTGATTATCAAGCTGCGCGATCATGTTCATGCCTATTTCGCTTACGCCGTAACTGACGAACTACGCGAGAACGAGAAATGACTTTAGCGCGGTGGGACTGATCGGCGGAGCCGCGAAGGGTGTGTTGGGACCGCCGTCAAGCCCAAACCACGACACACCCGCCCAAAAACACCACACGCAATCGGAGAAGGCAATGCCTCACGTTCTTTGGCTAATCGAGCACCCCGACAACGGCAAGCAGTCTCCCTTCTATTTCGGTTGGGAGGAAGGTGAGAGGGGATGGACCGGCGAGATTGACGCTGCGTTCAAGTTCGACACGAAGGACGCGGCCGAGAAGATGGCGAGCGACTGTGGCCTTCCCGACTACCAAATCAGAGATCACAAATGGCTGGATCACAAACCTACGTCAAATTTGGACGTAGCCTGACGGCGATAAAGAGTTGTTAAATCACATGGACGCCATCCCAGATCTTCCGCCATACACCGTCCTGGAGAACGGCTACATCCATGGAACGTGGTTCTGTGGGCGTCCGACCAAGAAGTATTACGGATCCTTCCCCTATTCCTTCTGGCCGCGCGCTCAGCAAGTCCTCCGGCCATGGGGAACGCTGCTGCATTGGTTCAGCGGCCTTGAGCAGCCCGAGCCCGGCATCACCACGGTTGACGGCAACCCCGAGGTGACGCCCTCTGTTGTCTGTCAGGGCACGAACCTGCCGTTCGCCGATTGCACCTTCGACGCCTCGTTTGCGGATCCTCCCTATTCGCCCAAGGATTCCGAGCGCTACGGGTTGCCCTATCCGTCCGCCACGAAGGTCATCGCCGAGCTGGCGCGCGTCACTAAACCGGGCGGCAAGATTGGTCTGCTTCACGAGTTCATTCCGCCGACCGGCGGAAAGCGGTGCTTGCCCGTCAAGCTACTCGGAATCATCGGCGTGATGAACGGCCCACAGAAACGGATCCGGCTCTTTGCGATCTATCGCAAGCTGGCGACGCAAACAGATTTATCCATCGGTTTGGGCGAGAAATGAAACCCCGCACCCTCATTTGGTTTTCGACCGGAGCCGCCAGCGCGGTCATGACGCAGCTTATGCTTCGCGAGGACCGAGAGACGGCGATCGTGGTCCGGTGTGAGACGGGCAACGAAGACCCGGACAATTACCGCTTTGAGGCCGACGTGATGCGCCACCTCAACACGTCGATTACCGTCCTAAAGTCTGACGAGTTCGATAACGTCCGGGACGTGTGGAAGCGCGAGCGCTACATGGCCGGCATCAATGGCGCCTCCTGCACGCGTGCCATGAAGGTTGAGCCGCGCCTCGCATTCCAGCATCCGACAGACCGCCATGCCTTCGGCTACACGGCCGACAAGGCGGACAAAGAACGCTTTAAGCGCCTGCAAGAGAATTACCCCGAGTTGGTGGTTCGCGCGCCTCTGATCGAACAGGGGATTAACAAGGCCAATTGCTTGGGCAGGATAGAGCGTTGGGGCATCGCGCTTCCCCGCTCCTACGCGATGGGCTTTCCGAACGCCAATTGCCTGCAAAGCGGATGCGTGAAGGGCGGCTTGGGCTACTGGTCCCGGTATCGCCATTACTTTCCGGAAGCGTTCGCCAAGACCGCCGCCCAGGCTCGCGAGATCGGCGCGCGGCTGGTCAAATACAAAGGCGAGCGCATCTTCATTGACGAGATTCCAGCCGACTATCCGATGATAGACGCGACCCTTCCGGCCTGCGATTTTCTTTGTCACTTGGCTGAGGCGGAGCCCGTCGAATGATAATTAGCAAAGCGTATTCATGCCCGTGCGGTGATTGGCACCCAACTCCCAAATGGCTCAAGTGGTTCGGTAAGGCGCCCTATCGTCGCGCGCTATATGCGTGGCCGCACATCGGTGGCGGCTGGGATGGCTGGGAATATGCCCTAACCTCGGGATTTGGTGCATGAATCTGCCCGCCCACATCACCCCCGCCGACTTCGCCAAGCAGTACGGCGAGAGCGAAAGACGTGTGCGCGAGCGTGCGCGGCGCCTTGGCGCGTGCCGGATTATGGGCAATCGTATGGTCCTACTGCCCCAGGACGTAGCTGCCCTATTGGAGGACGCCAAGCCATGCCCCTCAAAATCTTCAAACGAGGTCGCGTCTATCACTTCGCAGGAACCATCGCAGGTAAGCGAGAGCGTGGTTCGACGGGTCTTGAGACCAGGGAAGCCGCGCTTGCATTTGCGGCCGAGTACGAAGCCAAGGCAAGAAAATGTCGTGAGCTTGGACCAGAGGCGGTCCTGACGTTCGAGGATGCCGTGCTGAACTACTTCGCCGCGGAAAAGACCGAGCGCTTCATTGCGAAGCCCCGTGCCTATTTCAAGAACACCCTTGTGAAGGATATTTCGGCTGGCGTGATCCGTCAGGCCGCGATCGACCTATATCCGGCTGCTGCGGCATCCACGCGCAACCGTCAGGTCATCGTCCCGGTGCAGGCCGTCATTAACCACTGCGCTGACTTGCAGCTCTGCGCCGCGATCAGGGTCAAACGGTTCCCGATCGACAAGAAGGAAAAGACGCCGGTTACGGTCGAGTGGGTGCGCGCCTTTGCCAAGGGCGCCCCGCCGCACCTTGCCGCCCTTGCCCTCTTTCTGTTCGGAACCGGCGCCCGCATCTCGGAAGCCCTGAAGCTTCGATGGGAGGACGTGAACCTTCAGGCCGGGACGGCCAAGCTTGTGCAGGGCAAGCAGCGCAACGAAAGAACCGCTAGGCTACATCCCGAGGTCATCGCCGCAATGGCGAACTTGAAGCGCTACAGGGGGCGCGGTCCGTTCTTCTATCTGGAACGGTCATCGGCCTACGGTGCCTGGGAGCGCGCCTGTAAGGCCGCCGGCCTGCCCTATCTCTCCTTCCATTGCTGCCGGCACGGCTTCGCCACGACGCTGCTGCACAAGGGCGTGGACGTTCTGACGGTCGCCAAGCGCGGCGGCTGGAAATCGGCCCGGCATGTCTTTGAGACCTACGGGCACGCTAGCGAGGACGCATCGGTCGTGGACAAGATTTTTGACGAGCCGATGCCCGCGAAAAAGAGTAAGATGGCATCATGACTCCCCTTGCCTACAGCGTCGCGAAAGAGAATTGGTTGCCTGAGAAGCGGCGCCGGTTTCAGGACAAGTATGGCATTCTCGAATTTATGGATGATGTGCGCTGCTTCGAAGTTTCTGAGGTGTTCGAGCTTGCGGATGAGCTTGGAGAAAAATGGTATAAGGAGGATGCCAAAAGCCAATTCCTGTCGAACTCCATTGACACCACATTTGCGTTTCTGCCCGCAGAGAAAACTTGGATCGAGTGGCGAGAAGGCCCGGCGCGCGTGGCCGTTCTTTTGCTGAATTGCAAAGATGATGGCCAAGCGTTCGCCACTATCATCATTGCCAATCAGAAATATTTCGGCTCTGTGGATACGTTCGTGCTCAAACTTCACGACAATGAGAACTTTGAAATACGAATTTATCCGGACTCGCCGTTCAATCCAGCCACTCAGGCCTTTTTCCAGTATCGGCTCTACGCTTTCCTGGCGCTGATAAATTCCCCGAGTGTGATCGGTCGTCAGCAGCACGCGCCTCACAAGGCGTTGCAGAAAGAAGCTAGGGCTCAAGGGATCGGAAACGTCCCCGAGTGGACCTTGCTTCAATTGCACGTTGCCAAGCCCGCCGATCTGGACGACGGCGAAGCACACGAAGAGCATCTGACGGGCAGGCGCGCGCTGCACTTCTGCCGGGCGTTCGTCCGCATTCGGCTCGGCAAGCTTGAGTACGTCAGGGCGCATTGGCGGGGCGACGAAGCGCGCGGTGTCAGGGAAAAAACGTACATGGTGACACGATGACGAGATGGGTGCGCGCCGAAAGCGACGATAGGTTGACATCACCCGGACGAGCCAAGAGACGCGGTAGGCTCGTCGCCCGAATTGGCTCAAAAGTGACACACTCAAAAATTGGAAATTCCAGAAACCAGCGAAAGACGGGCACAACTTGAAAATCTCAAACGCCCCTGGCGAGGGCCGTGGCGTTTTATGATAAGATGAGAAAATTCAATGCAGACTAACAACTTAGCATCCACGCCCCTGCAAGTTCGTGCAAGTTTAGGCGTGAACCTAGGAGGAACATGCGTCGTGATTGACACAAAATTGGCACAGCGGCGTTCCGGTCCCGTTCGCTTCGAAAGCGTCTCCTACCGCGGCGAGATATTCGGCCCCTACGACAGCATGGAGGCCGCAGCTCAGGCCGCGAAAGAGAAGTGGCCAGACCAGCACCAGGACGAAGATCGAACCGGGGCCGGGTGGGACGTGCAGGTCGAAGGGGCGAAGTGATGGCGACCTTCGCGCAAGGCTGCTGCTCGGCAATCTTCCCGTGCTCGCATCAGCAAAAAGACCCGTTCAGCATCTGCGACATCTGTCAGCAATCTCATGACATGGCCAGAGACCGCGCCCTGTCCGATGCAAGGCGACTCTTGGAATCGCACGGCTACACTGTGACGAAGCCGCAAAAGCAAACAGTCACCGCATGAGTTAACGGCAAACGACAACCTGTGACAGGTGCGGCCATTCCGGCTCGCCTGTGCAATGGAGGCGAAGATGGATGCCTTAGCTGTGATTGCCGCCGCGCTCAATGAGTTCGACGTGGAGGACTTCATTGACGAAGATTTCAACCGAGCTGCGGCTGCGAAGATCGTCGCCGAGCTGGAATGGCAGAACTTTCGGATCGTGAAGATGGAGCGAAAGCCCATGGCGGCGGACATCCAGATCGCGGGGGCGAAGTAATGGCTAAGCCGAAGTTCAAATTCGTTCCTGATGATGTCAGGAATCTCGTGATCGACGAGTGCGCCAAATGCGTCCCCACGACTTGGCTTGACCCGCTTCTTACCGGGCCGAAGGCAGTTGGCGACATGCCAGCGCGGGAGACGGAGGCGCTATTGCGAGCCATCCAGGATCGTATCCGCGCGCTCAAGTCCGCTTGAACGGCAAGTTAAGGAAAGAAACAGCCCGACGACTAAATTTAGTCGGGCGACTAACAGGGACTAAATATGAAAGAGCGGCCAGCCAACGACGACATGCTTGAGGGCTTTCTAGACGGTTACGACTTGACCGCTCCGGAGCCATCATCAAACCGCTCCAACAGCTACCGGCACGGCTTCAAGGTTGGCCGTCTCGATAAGACGCCGGCCGATTGGGGGAAGTACACAGCCGACGAGCTGCGCCGGATGGCCGACGAAGCAATGGAAGCCGACGAGCCAAGGGGCGTCTAATGAGCGATGGAAATCAGACCGACATTCTTCAGCAGCTCGACGAAATCGGCGATTGGGTGTCTGACAAGGAATGGCATCAGCACCCGATAGCTGCTGAGGCGCAACGTGAGATCAAGAGGCTTCGCGCCAACCATCGCGACGTGGTTGAGCATAAGCGCGGCACGTCCAAGCGCCTCAAGGCCGCCCTAGAAGGGCTCCAACAGATTTATGATGTATGCAGGGACAACGTTGCCGAAAGCTGCAACCATCGCATGGCGCTTGATTTTGTGCATCAGGTCGCCGGTGCGGCATTCGAGAAAGCAACGCGCAATCTACCGCCATCCGAATGGAAAACGCCTTAACGCGCCCTGAAGGAACATTTCGATGACTCTAGCAATCTGCCTTTTCCTCTACTTCGCGCCGCCCATCGCCTCCATGTTTATCACACCGCAGATGGCGATCCATGGGCGCGTCTGGCTGTTTAATCTGGTCTGGCTGTTCGCGTGGCCGATCCTGATACTGTTCCTCCCGCTGAGGACGCGATGATGATGCACATCATCAGCGATCCGAGCATGAAGCGACCGGGCTACGTCTATAGGAACGGCGTTGGCGTTCCGGTGGGCACTCAACCGCACATCAACTGGAAGCACATCGACGGACCGCTTCTCCGGGCATCAGACGGTCAATTGCATTGGCTGACGTGGCGCGAGCGATTCCGTCTGTTTATCGGCCTAGCCGACATCCACGACATCGACTTTGAGTACAGAAAAGCGACGGAAAGAATGGTTTTTTGAACATGGAATGCAAGCTGATGACCCAGGAAGAGATCGAGCGCATCATTTTGGTCGAGGTTCTCGACTTCAAAAAACCGGAGCGCGCTGGATCGCATTGCCGGCGCTTGGCTCAGAACGCCGCGAAGCAGATAATCGAAGGGTTTCAACAGCAAGAGCGAGAATCGGTTGCAAGTGTTGAAACCTCGTCTTAACGCGTCGTTACAATGGAGAAATAAAAATGGACGCATCATCGGACTTCATCTCGTTACCAAAAGCCGGGTTGGTCTACCAACTCAATAAAGTCCACGTCGAGGTCGTCGGGTTCGACGATGATGAGGTGCGATGGCAGGAAAAGGGCAAGAAGGCCCTCCATAGAACCCCGCGCTGGTACTTCGAACTCCACGCGGCGGCTCCATCGCGATAATTGACAGGTAAGTCATGGACCGAAAAGAACGAGCGGCAATGCGGCGATTAGTTGCGGACTACATGCACAGCGAGGGCTGCTCGTGTTGTCGTGACACCGAGGCACACGAGAAGCATGCCGCAGCTCTGGCGAAGGCCCTCGGGGTTCGGAAATATGGCGACGGGAGCGGCTACGATTTTGCCAAGCACAGAAGCCGCGAAGATAGGTAGTTAAATGCAGATCACCAGCAACGTCTCACACGCAAGCGTCAAGGTGTATGTCAACGACATACTCCACATCCATTTCGCGCGTGAGCGGTTCGTTGGCTTGTCATCGTGGCAGTACGAGAAGGAAGGCCGCAAGGATCAGGGCGGCATGTACTACATCGAGATCGTGCTGGACGGCGGCAACGTGACGGTCGATTACGATCGGCGGGATATGTGGCTTGGCGTATTGGCAGAGCTTGAGAAGGCCCGATAATCAGCAGTTAGAGAAATGACGCCCGAGCGATACCAGGAAGTACGAGCTGCCATCATCGACGCGGGCTACGCGAGCGAGATCGAATGGGCTGAAGGTGTCAAGGCGCCTGAGAATGCCGAGGACTTCGCTGGCGAGGCCGTCTGGGTAATCCTGTGCAGCGGCATGAAGGAGCAAATCGCGCGGAAGATCAGCGACAAGGTTTGGGGCGCCATCCGCGATGGTCAGCCGGTACGCTCGGTATTTGGTCACGATGGGAAGGCTGCCGCCATAGAGACGATCTGGCGCGACCGCGAACGGCTGTTTCAATCCTTCAAGCTGGCGAACGATAAGGTCGAATTTTGCCAGCGCCTGCCGTGGATCGGCGGCATCACGAAGTGGCACCTCGCCAAGAACTACGGCGTCGATTGTGCCAAGCCGGACATTCACCTGTCACGACTTGCGACCCACTATGGGACCACGCCGGCCAACCTGTGCGCTGCATTGGCGAAGTCATCTGGCGACCGCATCGCGACCGTCGATCTTGTCATCTGGCGAGCCTGCAATCTCGAAATTATCAAGACGCGAGAACTTGCGTAAACATCACAGAAAGGCAATCGACATGACAGAGGACGAACGCGAAGAATTCATCTATAGCTTGTTGGGCGAATTTCAAAGGTCGCTTGGCTCAATTACAGATGAGCAGAAATATGCTTTCATCGCCGGAGCCAGATCGGCTTTAGTCACCCTTGAGGAGCGCGAAAAGGCTGCGCGGAAACGATGACTGAACGCGAAAAAATCGATCCCGATATGATTACTCACTTGCAGCAGTTCATCGCCATTGCGGAGACTTGCCACCGACAGCGGGAGCCTTCGTATTCGTGGCACGTTCTCGACTGGATGTCCTACAAATCGCAATGCCGCTGGCCGTTGGTCCGGAAGTGTGACCGTCTCATCGATCCTTCGATGATTGTTCCTTAACGGTGAGTGACCGATGACTTTGCTCGGAGCGAGCGGGACGCTCGGGCTTCGCCAAGAACAAGTTGCCTCCCCCGTTATCTTGGCTAGTGGGAGAGGCGGTCGGGTCGCGCCCGGCCTCCGAGCCCACTAACTGAGTCGCTCACAGCCAAATGAACTTGAGTCCGAGACAACATATCCTTGACCCATCCTATCCGCTGCGGAATCATGTGGGATGCCAATCGACCCAGAGAACGATCCGAACGAGGATTACGAAATCGGTCACATGCCCCAGAGGCCCCACAGTATGCCGCCGGATTGGTGGACAGTGTTCTGCAATGGAGTTCCGGTCTATCACTTCGCGCCGGACAAAGTGGCTGAAGCCGAACGGTACGTCACCGACCCGGCGTATCGGGTGAATCTGGTGACTAGGTTGCTGCATGATAGATAGCCAATTCTTGCACGCAGAACCGTAACGAAACTCACCAGATCAAACCCCCTCCATCGGTCCGATGACGACCCGTCAGTGGACACCCATCAGCAAAAGCGTCGCGAAGCAGCCAATAGCGATAAGCCCCAGCGGAAGCGGATATCGGTTGTTGTGATCGTTCATGTGACCGCACGCGCCGATGATGAGGCAACCGACACCGGTCACGGCCAGCAGTTCTACGAGCGCGATCATCGCTTGCACCGCTTGGCCTTGGCGATATCGGCCTCTGAGACGCCTTTGGCGCGAGCGGCCTTCTCTGCCGCGGCTTCACCTCCAGCCTCTACAACGGCTCCCTTGGCCATCCAGCAGAAGAATGCGGACGGCTTGTCGTTGGCGAGTGCTGGGCCAATCATGATTGTGAGGCCGAAGATGATGGCCGTGAAGTGTCGGATCATTTAGCGCCCTTTGGAGATTGAAACTGCGTTTCGTTGTAGCGCTGCAATGCTATATTGTGACGATCCAGACCTTGATGCAGCTTACTGAGGTCTTCGCGGATCAGGAGATTGTCCTGCTCCATATTTCCCTGTCTGACAGCAAGAGCGGCTTGCCGATCCTCAACCAAGGAAAGGCGTCGATCCGTATTCTTTAGATCGGTCAAGTTCGTCTCGACGCCTCTGACGCGAATGTCGAGCCCTTCAAGCTTACCGGTGACTTGCGTGTGGTTGATATCGATCTTGCCGCCCAACTTGACGACAAAAACCGTGACCGAAATGATGTTGCCAAGGACAGTAACAATCCCGACCACTAGAGAAGCGATAACTCCGGGGTCCCACATTCCCATGCGCCTCTAGTTACCCAAATGCACAAGAACGTGCGGCCCCACTAGCCGCTGCCTTGAGTCGATGTGCTGGCCGTTGGCGCGGAAAGAACCGGAGAGTTCGGGCCACCCTTGCTGACGTGCTGCAACAGTTCCACGACCGCGCCGAGAACGTCGCCGCCGTTGCTGGTGGAGATGTCAGTAAGCGCGCGCTCGAGATACGGCGCGACAAGCACGATCCACGGCTGCACCATGGCCATACCAGGGACGAACATGCCGGCAACGCCAGCCACGGTAGGTTCTACCTTCATCACGTTCTCTACAACTTTTTCCGCGGCCGCCGCGGCACCTGCGATCGTGCCGACCGTCGTTGCCGCCTGAGTCGTCTGTGCTACGTCACCCATAGTCATTCTCCTGGTTAAGCTACGTTTGGGGGTTGTGCCGCAACTGCGGCGGGTGGAACGGGCGGTACGGCGGCGACACGAGCTGGGCCGCGTGCGAGATTGAAGCCGTACAAAATTTGGGCGTCAGACAATGGCGTCGGGCGGCCAGCTTCGTAGCGAAACATCGCTTTGCCAAAGGCAAGCAACGTCGCGTCGTCGTCGAGATTGATATCGGCTTGCTCGCTAAGCCCTGACCATGCCGCAACCTCCGCGACATAGTTGGAATAGTCTTGGCCGCCGCCGTAGCGGTTGATAATCGCGCTGAGCGTGGTGGCTCCAGCGGCGTGGTATTTCTGCAGCAGAGTGAACCACGCGGCGACACCGTATTCGGGTGTGGAGAAGATCACCGTCGAGTTCGCCTCTGCGCCCGACATCGATGTTACCTTGTCGCCGACGTAGCCGGGCGCGGTCTTGATCCACGGTGCCACATTGAGTGCGCCTGGATTGTTAGTGCGGATCGATGCCGGGATGCTCTTGTCGAAAGGAGTTGACGAGAAGTATCCGCCAGCAACCATCGCGCTAAACTCCGCATTCTGCGCGGGAGTGGCTGGGATAGTGGTGGCTCCGGAGACAGTGGGTGGAGCTTGGATATTCACCGGCGAGCCGGCCGGCATCATCACGGGCCCCGTCGTCGGCAGCGGAACTGATTTCGGCCAGACGTAGGCGCGGAATCCAAACGTCGGGCTATCCTTGGGAAGGGCCTCTTCCTGCACCATGTCGTTTTCGTTGCCCCCGAGCGTCCAAATCCGGGTCGCATCCTCGCCACCATAGAAGCCGACATGGCCCAACCCGCTGTTCTTGGAGTTGCGCCAGAAGACAACGAGACAGCCGAGAACCGGGGTCGCAATCTGGATAAAATCAGGATGGCTCAGGAACGACTGTGAGGAGGGCGAGCGTGTGCCGGGGACGCCAGCCTGCTCCAGCTTGGCGTTGGCCCAAATCGCGCACCACGGGTCGCCCAAGGCACCCGTGTGGGCCTGCTTGATGAATAGATCGATGCCCTGATTGTCGCCGGTTTCGTGAAAGCCTATGTCGAGTAAGCCGAGCTTGAACCAGGGCGGGGCTGTACCGAACAGGCCAGTAAAATTGGGAACTTGCGCGCCGCTTGGACTTGGCGCGGCTACCGGTTTTGCCGGCGCGGGAAGAACTGGCGGCGAAACCGGCTGCGCAACCCCTGATATCACCTTGGGGCTGATCGGCTGCTGACCCGCCAAGGCCTGCGCGAGCAACGTAGAGAGGTCGTGATTCTGCTGTCCGGACTGCGATATCAGCGAGGCTAGCTTGAAGCACAGCCAGAGCAGGCCCCCGACCACGGCCAGCATGCAAAGCAGAGGAACATTCGTGAAAAAATCGGCCATAAGCCGACTTTTGGGCTGTACTTATTGAAGGTTTTTCTTTGGGGTTGTGGGAGGCATCCCAGCTTGCTCGCGGGAGGGTTGTGGGGCTAGAACCTTCACGACAAACGATGAGGCGGCGACATGGGCACCGATGGCGGCTACCGAGAGCGGTTCGATCGAGTCCTTAAAGAGAAGGAACTTATTGCCGTCCGCCGATGGGACGGCAACAATGGTTGGGGACGAACAACGCTGAACGAACGGCGTTGGTTCGCGGCTATCATGGTCGGTTGGCTTCTTGTCGTGATCGTCTTTGGCTTCTACAAGATATTTGCTGGCTGAGAACCGCTGCGGAAACACAGGATAGCGAGCGGAACGCTCGGGTTTACTAGGGCGAGATCGGGTCCCGCGAAATCCTAGTTAGTTTGCGAGACCCAGGCAGATCGTGCCTGCCTCCTGTGGCCATCCTTACCGATACGCAGTGACGCTGTACGTCCCGTTCGCGATGTTGCCGGAGGCATAGCGGAGTCGGACGTTGGTGATCGTCGTCGCGGAAAAGTAAGCGCCGCTGGCGCCGAAGCTTATGTACCCTCCCGCCGTGTTATCCTTGTACGTCGACTGCCAGTTCCACGCCTGAAAGTCTCCGGCGTTGCTCTGTGGCGTCAGATTGATAATGGCCGACATGAAAAACCCGACCACTTGAGCGCGACATATCACCGGCAACGCAGCGGCGCCTCCGGCAATTCCGCCTTGGGTGCCTCCGAACGAAGTGAATCCTCCCCCATAGCTATAATTTGCTGCCGTCGTGTCATAGCTCACGCCGCTATTGGTCGACACGATCATCTGCAGGTCTTGGTTCGCCGTCACCGGATCGAAACTGTTGAGGCGGATTTCGACGAACCGCGCGCCGGACGGGATAGGAATATCGACGGTCGCAACTGCCGAGACCGTCGTGACGGACACGGCTTGGTATGGCGAAGTGGAGAAGCCAGCGCTTGCATTTGGGGCGGCGGCCAGCGCGGTCGCAACGCCCGTCCCGAGGCCGGAAATGCCGGTCGAGATCGGCACGCCAGTGATGTTGGTGCCCGTGCCCGACGACGGCGTTCCGAGCGCACCACCGTTTACAACGTGCGATCCAGCAGTGCCCGTGTTTACTTTTAGTGCCGCCTCGACGCCGCTTCCGAAGCCTGTTCCGTTTAGCTGAATCGTCCCGGCTAGATTTACCGTCGTGCCCGTGAGCTGCACGGTCGAGCCGCGAAGCTCCATACTCTTCAAGGTGTTGTTGGCGTCGTTGATGGAGCCAAACGAAACGCCGTCCGCGAGGTTAAAATTGGAGCCAACATAGAGATTTTTATCAGCAGCGACATGACAGACGAACGGAACGCCCGTGATGCTGGTTGAGGACGCTCCGCACAAAATCGACGTGCTGCCGAATAGTGCAGTGAAGCCGCCCGTCGTCGGCGTCGTCGCGCCTACGGTGCCATTGATGTTGATGCTGGCGGTGCCGGTAAGGTTCGTGACGGTGCCGGAGGACGGCGTCCCGAGCGGCCCCCCGCTATAGAGCAGCGTTCCGCTCGCGGCTGGAAGTGACCACGCAAATGACGACGCGCTCGCCGGTGCCGACAGCGTGCTGAGGCCGCCTGCAGCTTGCCCGAACTTCACGCTGCCATCGCGCGATCCGGCATAGCCCGTGTAAATCGAACTGAGCGATGGCGCCTCGGTGTTCGACCAGAACTTGGTGAGGCCGTCGATTTCTAGCGTGGCGCTAGCATTGGTATTGTTGATCGCAGGACGCCCGGCGCTAGCGCTATATCCACTCAACCCGTAGAAATTCGAGTTTACGATCTTGTAATTGGAGTCCGCATTCGATCCGTCGATGAAAAGCTGATTTGTGCCGAAGCCAAGACCGGAAAAATTAGCCGTGCGAAGCCATGCTACGTTATCGAACAGGACGTTCGCCTTGTGCGCAGTATTGGTGATCCAGATGTCGCCCTGCCCGCCATTGCCCTCGAACGACATTCCAGAAAATAACACGGTGCCGTAGCCGTCGCCGGGATCGACCAGCCGAATGCCGTAGCAATTGGTCGTCGTTCCGCCGCAGGCCGTGGAGCCGTTGTACTGGATTGATCCGCCGTACCAGGAGAGCGAATTCGGGTTGGTGACCTGAAGGCCGAACGTGGCGTTGTTCGATACCGTGGTCGAATAAAACGCTATCGAATTCGTGCTGGTAATGGTCGATGCGCCGTTGAAGCGCAGGCCGCCATTATTGAACCGGAATTGCGAGCGCAAAAATTCTGACTGTTCAACGTCGGTCGCGTCGAACGCCAGGTCGAGCGCTTCGATATCCACGTCGTCGATATGGAAAAACGCCGCCTTGTTGATCTGAAGGCCGATGCTGCCTGCGTTGATCGCGCTGGCATTGCCTACAATCCGCAATCCCTTGACCATGAAATCGCTTTCAAGGGCGGAAGCATTGCCGGTGTATTTGATGAAGATGCCGGTGAACGTGGTGTTGATAATGCAGGACCGGCCCTGACCGTCGCCGAGCAATTGAATCTTGCCCTGAAACCGCGTGGTGATCGCGGAAAGATCGACGGTAAGCTGATTGGTTGTCTTGTAACAGGCGGTTGAAGCCGGGAAATACACCGTTCCACCGCCCGCGGTAATGGCTGCGGCTATCGCATTGTTTATGGATGTTGTGTCATCAGACGTGCCGTCACCCTTCGCAGAAAACGGCGACGATTTGACATTGATAAATGGCACGCCAAGATTAGCGGCCGCCCCGGCGGCGGTTGACGCGCCCGTACCCCCTTTCGGTATTGAAAGGGGCGATGTGCCGGGGTTCACTTGGGCAACAGCGGGCGTTGCCAACAGCAATCCAAGCAGGGCAAGTAGATAGAAATTGTTCGCTGGCTTCATCAATTCCACACGGCAAATTGCTCTGTGGAATGCAGTCTTGGGCCAAACGGGTTGACTAATTTCCGGCCTTTAATAGGCCCCCGAACCGTCAGGCAATGGCGTGAGAGTGATTGACCCACCGTTCCCGTCGATTCTGTAGACGTAGTTCACGCTGGCCATCTGGGTTTGGCCAGCCTTTGGGGTGATGGTGATGTTGTTAGCGGATGCCGAACCAAGAGCATCGACCACACGAAGCGCTTTGGTGCGCGCAGACCAATCAACGGTGATGGCCATAGGCAGCGACTTAACCAGGATCACTTCATCGGAGGGTTGTGCGGTATAGGCCGATCCGCTCGTGAGCGTGATGATTGACTTGGCGGAAACAACGGCTGAGACTTGCACCAGCGAAGCAACGCCCGTCAGGACATTGTAGGCCATGACGTAAGTATTAGCTGGATCTGGGATGGTGGTCAGTTGCTGGAATGAGTTGAAATCCAGCTTCACCGTCCAAATTCCGTTGGACTTTGTGATCTTGATTCCGCTCGCGCCGGCAACCAGCGACGGGAAGTTGACCTTGGTATCGACGCGGAGATTGTACGGGAGGGCGTTCATTTAGTTTGTGACGCCTCCGTATGCGACTGGCAGTCGGCCTAGAAACAATTGCCGCGTGTCGATTCCGTCCGCACTGGTCAGCGTTGCCGCTACCGAATGCATCCCCGGACCAAGCGAGCGCATAGACGTTTCCGAGAAATAGACTTGGAAAATTCCGGTATCGACAATCGAGATGCCGTTGCCAATGGAGGCGGTCAGAATTGGCGCGCCCCAATCGTATTCGCCAACCGTGGCGTAAGGTCCGTAGCCATCCCTGTTGTAGCCGGGGCCTTTCGCCCTGCGGATTTCAAGCTGGATCGATACGCTGGCGACACTGAAGGTGATAGCGCCGGTCGTCGGATTATAACTCGCAACCTGACCCTGCATGAAGTTGGTCGCATCGGACTGCGCGGCGAAGTTCACATATTGCCCAGCCGATATCGCGAGGCCGGCCCCGATGACAGCGTTGACGGTGCCGTTGCCGATGGTGAGATTGCTTGACGATTGAGCAGTCAGAACTGTGTCGCCGTAGAGCGCGTTCATCACCTGCACGTTCCAAGCTGAGAACGAGCCTTGACCGCCGATATTGGAAAGTGAGATCGGGTCGCCGGAGTCGTCATCATAGACGCCGATCAGCTGTGACCAACTCTCGCGGTTTGTAATTTCAGGGAACTGTGTTGACGGGGCGTACATCTACAACTTCCAGAAGTGACTTCCGAGAACGAATAGCCCCATGTTGTTGTGAGCCTGCCCGCCCGTGTTGGTTGATGTCCCGCTCAGTGACGCGACGCCAACCCAATTCCCGTTGCTATTAGACGGCGCTATATTGGTGGTCGCCGTGCTTGTGACCTGAATGCTGCCTATAGTTCCGCTTGACAGCGCGATATTCGGGAATCCACCGCCGGGCGTAATGGTTGTGCTGATCCCAGTCGGCGTTTCCGTTAGCGTCAGTGTGTGGTTCGCTTCGCCGCCGTAGCCTGCAGCGGTCGTCACTGTGTCAGTGCTGCCCGGCATATTTGCCGAAGAGATGCGCCCCGCCGCAGCGTTGCCCATATCGTCAAGGCCAATCGGGCCGCGCCCGCGCATATCGAGCAGCGTGATTTGCTTGTTGGCGTTGAAGTCGGCCAATGCATTCGCGCCACGACCACCGACAACCGGACACTTCGCATCTGGATAGGTGTTCCAGATGTAGAGGAATAGTGCCTGAGCCGATGCGTTAGCGAGTTCCGAACCGCCAGAGGACGCGTTGCCAATCGTGCGACCGTTGAGGCGAACCCAACCAGTCATCGTGATAGCGTCGGGCTTCCACGTCCACATTCCAGTTGAAAAGACAGTCGTCGGGTCAACTGGCGTGCCGCCACCGCCAGAGCTGGAAGCACCTATCGACGGAACGGACGGATAGAAAAATCCGCCGTTGGCCTGCACGCCGAAGGCATCCGTCAGGCGCAAGCCGAAGGTGCCGTCGTTTACGAAAAACATCGGGATACGGCCCGAAGCATCCGCCACCAGCGGATTCGTGGTCGGTAGCGTCAGTCCGATGTCCTGATAAACATTTGCGAGCGCGGAAGAACTGCCGCCCTGGTAGACGGTCAACAGCGCACCGGCCATCGGCTGGCCGTTGATGTCGTGCTGTTGGGTGTTTGCGGTTCCCGGAAAGGTGCCGGCCAATGTCTATCCGCCCGTTGTTACGGGCCGGATTGTGGCCTAGACTGGTTGCCTAAAATCCGTGACCGGAGGCGGCTATTGCTGCGGCAGATCGTAGGGATTTTCCGGCGTGTGATCGGGCGCTTCCGGATCAGGCCCCTTGATAACGCGCTGTGCCAAAGTAGCGGCCCCGGCCGCGGCATTCTCGGGGCCAACATCGTAAGCTCCGATCCGGGCACCAGCCGCAGTGGCTCGCCGCAACGCGTCGAGGTACGCGGGAGAACTAGCGACAACCTGCACGCCTTTCGCAAGAACGGCAGGATCGTCCGAAGCGAGCATTTCGCCCACACGGCGAGCAACGCGACTGTCGATTACCTTTGCGCCGTGACGAATCGCTCCGAAAGTGAGCGCCGCAGTGAGGACATGCACCGGGTTGAAATCATGTTCTTTGAGGCCTTCAAACGCGGCGACGGCCCCTCCTCCGGCCAATCCCGCCTCCGCAAACTGTCGCATCGTGGTCGAATTGCCCAGCGCCTTTCGGGCTTGGTCAATCACGTGCTCGGTACGCAAAAGGGCCTCGAGCTGGGCGGCTCGTTGAGGACCAAGGGCGAGATTGATCTTCTGCCGCGCGGGTCCGTTGTTGAGAAAGATGGAATTGAGGACGTTGCGGTTGTCCCCCGTTCTCTCGATTTTATCGGCCAAATCAGACGCAAATCCGCGGGCAAATAGTTCTCGCTCGGGAGCGCTCATCTTCGAAAGAGCGCGCCGCGCCTCGTTCAAGTTGGCGTTCGACATAACAAACTTTTGGCCTGCCTCTAGCGCATCTTCCGCACCAAAGAACGCCGCGGCACCTTGGCGTGCAGCTTTGTATTCCGGAACAGCGGCGTCGAGATGCGCCACAAGCTGATTCTTGAGCGCAAGCAAATCAGCAGCTTGGCCCTTCTCACCAGCACGCATGGCTGCGCCGATCTTGTCGTCAAGGTTCTGCTTCACGGCATCCCAGAACTGGAGATTGGGGCGTGCGTTTCCGGCCAGAGAGACCGAGCCGTTAGTCCCGAATACAAAGGGATTTTTGACTGGGGTAAATCCCTGAGCCGCGGCTTTGTTCGCACCGGTTCTTGTCGCGTCTCGCGCGGCCTGTTGGAAGTCGGGGGACTTCAGGAGTTGCGCCAACCCTGAATGCCAGATGCCGCCTGCGCCCTTTGCGTAAGCCTTGGCATAGGCCGGTTTGTTGGCCACCTTGGCGGCTTGCTGAAGCACTTGGCTATCGGCATCGGCGTTCGCGCCGCCTGTGATGCGCCGAATGAAGTTGCCAACTCGGGGCGCCTGAGTGGCAAACCGATCTTGCGTTAGCTCCTCAAGGGCTTGGCGGCCTTCCGGAGAAGTGTTCGCCGCCGAACGGGCAAGTGCCCTGGTTCTCTCGCCGCCAGTATCCACGATGGCCCTTGGTGTTCCTGCGGCGTTAGCAGCGGCAATGTCCTGCCGCGAGAGCTGCGGGCCTTGGCTTTCCATGTCAGACTGCAAAGCATTTACAACGCGGCGCCCGGCCTCAGCGTCCACATCGCGCGTTCCTCGCAAGATCGAGACGCCCTTATCGATGCCTTGGCCAATCACGTGGCCACCAGCCGATGCAACCGTTCCAAACGCCGCGCCGGTTAGAGCCCCCTTTCCGCCTTCCTTTGCGATGGTCGCGGCGTCCTCGCCGTGCCCTATCGCATCGCCAGTGCCATACAAACCGCCGCCGACAACGCCACCACCAATGCCGCGCGCGATTTTTGCTGCAGCGGTCGCGCCGCCTGCTACGCCCATCGGCGTCAAAAGAGCGCCGCCCAACTGGCCGGCAATATAAGCGGCTGGGTGTTGCTCCATCGCCAATTGTTCATCGCTTAGTTGGGCCTTCCGGCCGCGCTCATAAGCCGCCTGTACTTCCGGATCGGGATGATCGGAAAGATAGTTGTGCAGCACCTTGGCCGCGCCGACGATGGGGCGAATGGGGTTGAGGTCGATTTCATCAGGGTTTTTGGCCGCGCTCGGAATACCAGATGCTTCCGCTAGGCCTGCGATTGCTGGAGACGAACCGAAAGTCAGCGCATTGCCGATGCCCTTTACGGCGGACTCGGCGCCTCCAACCTCACGGGTTGGCGTCGCTTCTTCCGGTGGTGGCTTATCCGAAAACGCGGCCTCAAAATGGCTATCATCGGCAGGCTTTGGCGGTGCCGCATCCTTCGGCGGCTCGTCGCCGAAATGGGCGGCAAACGGATCATCCCGAAATTTGATGCTGACATCGCCCGGAGCGCGCGGACTAACCGCAGTGTCGATGGGCGCTACATCACCCATGTTACTGCGCCCACTTCAGCTTGCCATCGATCTTGACAGGTTGGCCCTTTGGCAAATGGGCGTTGAACGCTTCGCGCGCCGTGGGGAACTCAGGCGGGGCGATCAGGCGCGGGTCCTTCATCTCAGCTTCGTTGAACAGCGGATGCTTGACGTAGTAGTCGTGAATCGCCTGATCTAAGCCAACATTCATCTTTCCGGGGCGGTTGCCGGGATTGGACTCATATTCCCGCGTAATGCGCGCGATTTCTTGAACATCGCGATAGGTCCGGTCTGTTATCTCGACCAAGAGTCGGTTCGTAACTGGCGTGATGCCAAGGTTGGCAATCGACTTCTGCATATTTTTGACTTCGGCGATGCGAACCGGACCAGCGCCCGATGCACCCAACGCCCTGATCTGGCTGGTGAGCATGTCGCTGACGATCTTGTTAAAGCCTTCCTGCGGAAGCGCCTTGTTCGGGTCGGCACCAATCGTCGCAGCGAATTGCTTATAAGCCCGGTTGGTCGGCTCGAGCGGACCAGAATAGAAGTTCGGGCTATTGATGAGCGTTTTCGCCAACTGGATTTTCGGCTGCTCGATAGACGCCTCGGTCGCCGCTTTCTGGATGCCTTCATATTTTTTGCTGTAGGCAATCGAGTCCTGCTTGGCGAGCTCGACGCCACCACCTACGCGCGCCTGGTAGCCAGCCATCGTTTCGCCGGGCAGGTGGTCGGAGTTAAAGTTCTTCATATCCGGCGTAGATTTGTCCTCCTCGCTCAGGTAGTCGCGGATTTGCTTGGCTCGAGCATCCGTTGCCTCCGCTTCCGACTTTGCCATCTCCGACGCCTTCGGATTGACATTGGCAATTGCCGCTCCATAGGCGCGAAGACGCGTTGCCCTCGCTGACAGCGCATCGGCATCGGCTTGTGACCATCCGGGCGAGGCATCGGATTGAGGCTGCGCTGTGACCTGTGGAACGCCCGCTTGGGCAACGCGCTGATTAGGCGTTAGCTGGGGTGTTCCTTCTTGCGGGGCGCTCTGCGGCACGCCAGAGGCCGTTGCGGATGAAGTCGGTGCAGCCGAGGCCATCACGACATTGCCAATGCCGCCCTTCTTGAGTTGGGCGATCGCGGGGCCTAATACGTTCCTGACCTGCGGGTCCTGAGTGTCAATCGGCGCGTTCGGCGCAACGCCAAGCTGGCGCGCGACGGACTCCGACGCTGCTTGTAATTGATCGTTCGGGATGCCTTGAGCAGAAAGAATGCTCATGACGGTTGGCTGAGCCGTTTGTGCCGGCGCTGCTGCTGGGCCGCTGGGAGCGCTAGCCGATGGCTGCGCTACGGGCGCCCTTTGTGGTGCTGGGCCTCCTGCCGGGGTTGGCTGGCCTGCCATGATGGCATTAGCTGCAGTCTGACCTTGCTGACCCGCGATCTGCGTATTGATCAGCGGCATCGCGTAGTCGGGATTTATGCGCGCTAGTTTGTCCGTGACCGCGCCAACATCAATAGGAGCATTCGGATCGGTGCTACCGCCAACCTTCGGAATGCCATTGCGGAAGAGAGTTGCCTTCTCCTCCTCCCGTCCCATCTGCTTTCCCTTGACCCAATCCTGCAAGAGATTGGCGATGCCGGAAAAGTCCTGCACGGGCGGCGCGTAGTTTGCCGTCGTCGGCGCATTGACGACTGGTGAATCCCAGCTCGCCA